GGATTACGCGGTGGTGACGCAAGCCTGGGCCGAGCACATGCCCGACCCGATCCCGCCGAACATACTCGCGGTGATGGGCGTCACCGGAGATCACTGGTCCTCGCGCTGGTGGGCGAACCAGGCGGCGGCAGCGTTCGGTGCTCTGACAAGCCTCTATTTGGGGGCCTTCCCCCAGCCGCCGACGCAGACGCCGACCGGTGGGACCATCCCGATCGGTGCGATCTACTTCAACACCACGACCAACCAGCCCTATGTATGGACCGGCATTGGCTGGGTGCCGTTCTACGCGCCCACCAAGGCCGTCACCCTCTCCCTCGCGTACAGCGCCAACGGGTCACAGACGACTTTCCCGCTAACGACCGTCGACTTGGCCGGCAACACCTACACGATGAATGCGACCACGCCCGAGCCGCTGGATGTGTTCGCCAATGGCGTCAGGTTGCTGTTGAACCAGCCAGCTGGTGTCGGTGACTGGACGGTGAACGCGGGGACTTCGACCGTCACTCTGACGGCGGCGCCGCGCCTTGGCACGATCATCCAAATGGACGTGCTGACGCCGCCTTCGACCTTGGCGCCATCGCGCGTGACCTCGGTCGGGGTGCAGGATTTCAACCTTGATCCGGTGACGGGCGCGCCAGGCTACATCAACGGGTCCAGAACCAGCTTCGCCCTCGTCACGCCGGGCGCGCGGTCACCACTGACGGTGAACAATGCCGTCGAGTTGCTGGTGGCGGTGGACGGAGCCACGCAGCAGCCGGGCAACGACTACTCCATCTCGGCGGACAAGCACTCGATCATCTTCACGGAGGCGCCGCTCGTCGGCGCCCGCGCCTGGGCGACTTGGTTCGCCCCCGGCGGCGCTGTCATCCCGCCGTAGGGGGTAACGCATGGTCTCCCGCAACTATGATCTGAGCCAAACGCCCTCGGACAGCATCCTGATCTTCCCGGATGTGCCGGCCGCGCCGCCTTCGGCCGGCAGCTTCCTAGGGGCGGTGACCGCGTCCACCAAGCTGGCGCAGCTCGGGTTCTTCGCGCCGGGCGCCGTCTATATACCTATTGCTGGCGGCACGATGACCGGCCCCCTGATCCTGTCGCGCGATCCACAGAGCGCGATGGAGGCGGCGACCAAGCGCTATACCGACACCATGTTGCCCCTCGCCGGGGGACAGATGTCTGGTCCCTTGTCGCTCTTCGGGGACGGGACCCAGCCGCTTCACGCGGTCACCAAGCAACAGCTGGACGCCAAGCTGAACATCGCCGGCGGCACGATGACCGGGAACCTGTTCCTCAACGCCAATCCCGGCAGCGCCCTTCAGGCCGCGACGAAAGCCTATGTCGACGCGCAGGATGTCTCGGTCACCGCCGCGTATTTGCCTCTCGTCGGCGGCACGCTGACCGGTCCGTTGAACGTGATGACGGCGGCGGTTGCCTCGGCCGCTGATCCGCGTCAGCCCGGCTTGGTGCTGGCTTATGTCGACGCTGTGGGGAACATCGGCAGCTACATGGTGTCAGACGGCACCTGGCATTTCGGTGCCCTGCTGTCTCCATCCGCCACCATCACGACCTTGAACGCCACCACAGCAAACATCACCACGCTGAACGCGACACTCGATCCTCTGACGGTGGGCACCGCCACTATCACCACGCTGAACGGCACTAAGGGTTCCTTTGTCAGTCTGAGTGCCACCCAACTGACGGCGTCCAGCGGCAGCCTTGATGGCATGACCCTGGTCGGCTGGAGTTCGACCGATCGGGCCTTCCCAGAGACGCGCAACGCGGGTATCGCCTTCGCCTGGCAGGATGCCGCCGGCAATCTCGGCCCGAGCGTGCTGAATGACGGCACCTTCCGTGTCGGCACGCTCAACCCCACTGCTCTAACCGGCACGATCGGCGGCACCGCCAATCTAGCGCTGCCGCAGCTCACTGCCAGCACGATGTTCTCGGTTGCCGGCGCGGCTACCATGCTGCAAAGCGATCCCCGGTCGAACTATGCACTCAGCGTCCAGGACGCGGCTAACAGTGTAGCGTTTGGTGTCGACGCGACGGGGGTCACGAACAGTTCTGTGCTCGCGGTGGCCAGCGCGGCCCTTGTGCAGCCGACCGATCTGCGCACACCCGGCTACTCTTTCGCCATCACGGACGCTATCGGCAACGTGGCGTTCGGCATCGACACGAACGGCGGCGTTAAGGGCGTGTTTCCGTCCGCCAACAGTGCGCCGTCCTTCACGACCGGCAATGTGCTGGCGACGACATCCGACCCGCGCATGGGCGATACGGCCTACGAGATCACTGATGCCCAAGGGTTTGGCGGTCTCGCCATCACCACCGAGGGGCGTCTCGCCTTCACCCCGGCGCTCGGTCAGATCGCCGCACCAGCGCAGACCACGATCCGCCGCCGCACGATCATGACCACCTCGCCGTGGAACATTTCTTCCAATGCCGGCGCCGATACCGTGCCGACAACCTACCACTCGGCATTGACGGTGGAGACCTGCGGCTTCGACGCCATCCGTTTGATCTTTGCCGTGGACAATGCGGCCGGTGCGCCGTTCGGCACCATCATCCAGAACTGTGCCGTGGCTGTCTCCGCAACCCCCAACGACTTTCTCAACCCGCTCGACCCGACAGGCGCGGCGGCAGTCTGGGTGCCGGTCACGTTCAACAATGTCGGCCAACCGAAGCATTGGGAGACGCAGACTTTCGCACCGGGGACCGGCACGCGCACGGTGGCGCTGATCCCGGCCCCGACTGTCAGCAGTGTGGACGGCTCGGCGCAGGACAGCCTCAACGGTTACACCTATTCCGACTGGATACCGATCAGCAGCTACAACCGCACCGATGCGGGTGGGCGCTGGCCGATCCTGATGACCCGCTGCTATGCCACCGGGCCGGGTGGGACAGGTGCCCCGCGCAGCCGCGTGATCCCTCAGGTTGCCACCGGCTTCGGCGCCAATGTCGGCAACCGCTTCTGGAATATGTATAGCCAGTCGGGGGATTTCGTGACCACGCCGGCCGGCTTCGCGCCAGGAGCCGCCACCGGCAACACCATCCTGGTCGCGATCCAGTATTACAGCCGGGCGCGTGGCCTGACGATCATGGCAATCGGCGACAGCATCGTGGGTGGCACCGGCGGCACCGGTGGCATCGCCTGGGGTGCCCGCTCCTGCTTCGCGCTCTCCACACCGACGTTTCCGGTCAGCTACTTCCTCGCCCCGAGCGGCGTCGGCGTCGGCGTCTCGCCCGCCGCGTGGGTGACCAACGCCGAGAACGTCATCGACGCGCTTCAGCCACAAGCCGTGCTCGGCCTCACCATGTCGCGCAACTGGACGATCAACCGCACCAACGTCGATCTGCTGTGGCAGCGGTTCATGCAGATGGGCGCTCGTATGGAACGGCTTGGGGGGATGCTGGTGTATGTTGCGCCGGTTCCGTGTAGCCCGACCTATACATCGACCACCGAACCGCTGCGCATGGACATTATTTCTCGTGTCGCGCAATGCGCGTCCGGGGCACAGTTAACGTTCGACCCTAACGTCGGCATGAGCCAGGGGCTGACGCCGGTCGATAGTTATATCCCCTACTATACCGGCGATCAGATACATCCGAACGACCGGGGCCATGACAGCTTCGCGGCGGTCATTGTCAAGTTGGTGCGCGGCGCGGTGGGAACCTGACGATGGCTGTCGGTAATGTCGAAATCATCAACAACGCGGCTTTCTCGCGTTCGGTGATGCAGACGCCGCCACCGGCAACTAGCGTGCTGTGGTGCTATTTCGGCCAGGACCTGGCGCACAGTCAGAACCTCGTCGGGCCGCCGCTGGTCAACGTCGGCACCGGCCCGGTCTACCCGCCCGCTAATAACTACGCCTCGATTACGGCCGGCAGCGCTGGGCTTACTACGACGATCGCCGACGTGGCGGGTTCATTCACCTTGCTGTTCGTGGCGCGCACGCAGGGCACGACCGGGCTGACCAACTGCATCAGTAACTTCAGTGTCTCGCCTAACGCTGGGGTGCGGACGCGGCTCGGCAACGGTCCTGGACTTGACGCTTTCATCCCCAGCTCTGGCGTCAGTCTGCCGGCGATGGTGATCCCGGACGGCACGATGCAGTTCAAGTGCTACGCGGTCACCCGTCAGGTCAACGTTGACGCGACGATGTATGCGTTGACGGACAACCTTAGCTTCACCTCGGCTGGCGCTGCAACGCGAGCCTTGGGCACGCAGCCGTGGATGATCGGCGCTAATCCAGCCGGACAGGATCAGACGACACAACTCGACATCGCGTTCGCCGGTATCCTGCAAAGTTATCATGACGCGACCGCCGTCGCTCGTCTCTACCAGTCGGTCAAACAGACGCTCGCCCTGCGCGGCGTGCCGGTTTAGGAGCCTCACCATGCCAGGACTTGCCATTCAACTGACCGGCGCTGCCTTCACCCCCGCCAACATCCTCACACCCGGTCTGCCGTCGGTCGGAACTACGGCGTTGTGGTCCTATCTTGGACGCGACCTGGCACACAGCCAGAACATGATGCCCGGAGCGCCGGCTATCACGGCGGTCGGGACGCCAGTGTTCCCGGCGTCGAACAACTACGTCACGCTGTCGGCGACGAACTATCTCGACACCGGGCTGCTGGATGACACGAAAACCTTCACGCTGATCTACGCGCAGCGTCTGGGTGGCACTACAGGCGTCGGTGTGCCAATGGCGTGCGAAGATCTCGCGACGAACGGGTTCTATACCCAGTGCAACAACACCAACGGCGTGAGTTTTCGCGTGTTCGGCAACAATGCGCTCATCACCAACTTTGCTACCGCCAACATGACCGCCGGGTTCAAGCTGTTCGCCTTCGCCTACAGCGACACTGCCCCCGGTCGAAGCGATTTCTATAACCTGACTGACAACATCACGACCGGCGTTAACGGTAACAGTGTCAGTCGCAACCTGCCGACCACAGCACACATTTTGCTGGGACAAAATCCGATCCAAGCCGGTTCGACGCAGAACGTCGATCTGGCGTTCGTCGGCAAAGTCAATGGTGCAGCCTGGACCCAGGCTCAGTGTCAGCAGGCGCTGCTGAACATCCGTCAGACGCTTGCCGGTGTTGGGATCACGGTATGATCATCTCATCAGTCATGTTTGAGTGACCGCAAGGAGCGAGAACGTGACCTCACGCATCCAGACCAATCGGTTCACTGCCACGGGCGCCCGTCCCCCGAGCACCCGTCCGGTCGGTGAACTCGCGATCAATTTCGCCGACAACCAAATTTCGGTCACCGATCCGACCCCGGCGGCGCGCGACATCCTTCCCGTGCGCTTTCACAGCGCCACCGCCGCCTATCTCACCAACGACATCGTCCGCCAGGGGACGGGGCTTTACCAGGCGAAGGCGAACATCCCGGCGCACGCGTTCAGCGCCATCGAGTGGAACCAGTTCCTGACCAACGCGCAGGGTGACGCGCGTTGGCTGCCGCTGATCGGTGGCACGCTCACTGGACTTCTGACCCTCTCGGGGCCGCCTACGAGCAACCTGCACGCCGCGACCAAGCTCTACGTAGACACAGCGGACCTCACCAAAGTCCCTCTCGCTGGTGGCACGATGACGGGCTTCCTGACCCTCTCGGGAGCGCCGACCAGCAACCTGCACGCGGCGACCAAGCTCTACGTTGACGGTCAAGTAAGCGCCAGTGCTGCCCTTTACCTGCCGCTTACGGGTGGCACGTTGACCGGCAATCTCACGATCAATAACACGTTGTTTTTCAGCACGGGGGGCATGTCGCTCAACGTCAGCACGGGCTTCTCCATCTGGACCTTCGATGCCTCGAACTATGAGCTGATCTACACTCGTGCGAACGGGCTCTTGCAGTATCGCCGTGGCGATGGCGTTGAGCTTTGGTCGGTTAACGCAACCGGCGGCAGCAAGGTGAACGGTCCGCTCACTGTTGCCAGCAGCGCGTCGATCGGTGGCAACGGCATTACCTACACGGGTGTCCCGAGCAACAACCACGTTCATGCCTTCGGCTGGGATGGCGCGCACACTTATTCCTTCGTTGACGGCATCAACGAGGGCGCTCTCGCAACGGTGGCAGAGCTTGCCGATCATCTGCCACTCAGTGGCGGCACGCTCACTGGCCCGCTGACGATCAACTCGACGCTCGCGGTGAACGGCACGATCGGGTCGAACAGTAACATCGCAGCGTTGAGCGACATCTTCGCGCGCGGGGGACACTATTATTTCGGTGCAGCTGACCAGGCGGTGTTGAACACGACTGCCGCCGGCACGTCGCTAAGGTTCTCGGCGGACGGCTGGGCGCTCTCTTGGAACGCCTCGAACGGCACCCTGGCGTTCTTCAACAATGCCAGCGTGCCGCTCTTTACCGTCGATGCCGCCGGCAATGGCGTGTTCCACGGCACCGTCCACGGCACCAACGTCCTCTTGCTGGAAGACCAGATCAACTTGCTACAGGCCCGTATCGCGGCCTTGGAAGGCTTTTCACCGTGATCGACCCGAACACCAACATCGCCGTCATGCTGAACGCCGCGCAGTGGAACACTGTGCTCGGGCAGCTGTCGGAAGGCCCCTATCGGCTCGTGGCGCCCATCCTGCAAGCGATCCAGCAGCAGTGCATGGCGCAGGACCCCGAGCGCCAAGAGGGCCAGGTCATCCCCTTCGAGGGCGTCAGCTGATGCCCGCGCCCGTGTTCGCACCGCCGCACCCGATCGGGGTGTTCCAGGTGCTGAAGACCGCCTATCGCGCTTACCTCGCGAGCGGCAACGCGATCTCGATCGACGTGACGACGCCGCCCAGTCAGTTGGCGACCGCTGCTACGACGGTCGCGGGGACAGTTTGGGCGGATAAGGACATTCCTCTGCCGCTCACGGTCACGGTCACCGTCTCGATCGGTGGCGTGCTCAAGGGGACGCGAACTGCGAACGTCGATCAGACGACAGGCGTCTACACGACCACTTTCCCCGCCAACACGCTGACGGCGGGAACGGCCAGCGCCACCGTGAGTTCAATATCGCCGGCTGAAACCACGACATCCGGCAACTTCACAGTCACTTAGGGAGGCATACGCATGTCCGAGACCAACTCCCCCGTCGACGAACCCCCCGGCAACCAGGGCGCACAAGCACCCAACCCGCCGGACACGCCTCCTGTCCCCGAGTGGGGGCCGGGTGAGAACCCGCCGGGGACCAACCCGCCGGTCGACCCCCCGGTGGACCCTGCCACAGTCCCCGTCCCCGGCTCGGTCCCCACGCACGACCAGGGCGGCGGCAGCCATCCAACGCCGCCGCCGGCTGGTCCCCCAGAGAACGTCGATGTCCCCCATGTCAGTCAGGAAGGGGAAACCCTGAACTGCACGATGGGTAACTGGAACAATGAACCCACCACCTACAGCTACGAGTGGAAGGTCGACGGCGCGACAGTCGGCGCGGACAGCAGCACCTACACCGTCACTCCCGCCGACGTGGACCGCGTCGCGACCTGCACGGTGACCGCGAGCAACGCAGCGGGCGCGGCGACGGCCCCGCCGTCGAACGGAGTGACCGTCACGGGCGTCTCGCGGAAAAGCCGCCGGCACGACTGACGTGACCCCGGATCAGGCCCGCTACGAGCTGAACTGGCGTAACCGTCCGCGCAAGCACGGGCACGAGTGCGGGAAGCGTTCTCAGATACGGAGTATCTGGGTGAATATGCGAACGCGCTGCTATAACGCGAACAACCCAGCCTATCCTTACTACGGAGGGCGCGGTGTTCGTGTGTGCGCCCGGTGGCAGGATTTTACTGTCTTTCTTGCTGACATGGGCGAGCCGCCGGCAGGAATGACGCTTGATCGCGTTGATAACGACGGGGACTATTCGCCAGAGAACTGTCGATGGGCTTCGCAGGTGGAGCAGCGGCGCAACCGGCGAGATGTTCCGCGCACGGTGGTTTATCAAGGACGGACGCTCTTTCTGCGTGATGCACTGAAAGAAGCGGGGGTTCCGTATCCCAGGGTGCAGAACTGGGTGTGGCGGAACAAGTTGTCTATCCAGGAAGCGTTCGACCGCGCGGTGTCGCTGTGACACCAGATCAAGCGCGGTATGAGCTAGTGTTGAAAAGGCTAATCGGCGTGATGGCGGCGCATGACGAAATGCTCGCCTTCACCAAGCTGATGATGCCGACCCCTGGCGAGCCTGATGATCCGGATTACACCCGCTACGAGGTCCAACGCTTTCACCAAGTCATCGCTGCCGCGCTGGAAGAGCTGGAGGCGGGCCGATACAAGCGCCTGATCATCAGCCTTCCTCCGCGCCACGGGAAGACGCAGCTCGCCTCGAAGATGTTCCCGGCCTGGTTCATGGGGCGGAACCCGCAGCTGTCGACGATCTTCGGCACCTACAACGAGAAGTTCAGCCAAGACATCGGCCGCGCGGTGCGCGACATCATGCTGTCCCCCGCCTACCAACAGGTCTTTCCGGGGACCGTCCTCAAGGACGACAGTCAGGCCAGCGATCGCCTGGAAACCCCACAGGGCGGTGTCATGGCCTTCGTCGGCCGGGGCGGCACGACCACCGGACGTGGCGCTGACTGCGTGATCATCGACGATCCCTTAAAAGATCGGCAGGAGGCGGACAGTCCGACCATCCGCGACACGCTCTGGAGCTGGTTCACCCAGGTCATCGCCACCCGTCTTATGGACGAGAACGGTCGCATACTGCTGATCCAGACGCGGTGGCACCAGGACGACCTGGTGGGGCGGCTGACCGATCCGCAGAACTCTTTCTATGACGCTGAAGAGGCTGCCGAGTGGAAGGTGATCGACCTGCCCGCGCTGGCCTTCCATGATGGCAAGGACCCGATGGGTCGCAAGGAGGGCGAAGCGCTCTGGCCCGGCCGGTTCGGCAGGAACTTCCTTTTGGGCCTGCAACGCCGTGACGCGCGTGGCTTCAGCGCACTCTACCAGGGCAAGCCTTCTCCCGCCGGCGGCACCTTCTTCAGCATCAAGTGGCTGAACACGTACCGTCCCAACGATCTGCCGGTGAACCTGCGCTACTACGCCGCCTCGGATCACGCGGTGTCGCTCGCGCAGTACGCCGACAAGACCTGCCTTCTCATGGTGGGCCTGGACGACGAAGAGAACATCTGGGTGCTGCCGGACTGCGTCTGGCGCAGCATGAACGCCGAACAGTGCGTCGAAGCCATGTTGCGCATGATGAAGGCGCACCGGCCGCTCTTCTGGTGGGCCGAGCGCTCGCACATCTCAAAGTCGATCGGTCCCTTCCTGCGCAAGCGGATGCTGGAGACGCAGACCTTCTGCTCGCTGATCGAGATGCAGCCGATTGCCGACAAGCAGACCCGCGCGCAGTCCATTCAAGGGCGCATGAGCATGGGTAAGCTGCGCTTCCCAGAGCGAGCACCCTGGTGGCCCGGTGCGCGGGACCAGATGTTGAAGTTCCCTTACGACCAGCACGACGATTTCGTCGACGCGCTGGCCTATGTGGGCCTTGGGCTGACGCTCCAGGTGGGCGCGGGCACGGCGAAGCAGCGCGATCCTGAGCGAACGGAAGGCACGTTTGGCTGGCTGAAGCTCCAGCGTGAACAGGCCGAGCGGTCGGTGAAGCAAGGCTTCGCCACGGGAGGCTGGTAGTGAGCGACGTGATGGGCGCCTACCCCGGACAGGTGACCTCCCCTAGTCCGGGGATGGGAGCGGGGGACATGGGACCGCAGGCAGCAACCCCCGCCGCTGACCAGCAGGACCATGTCTCCCGCGAACCGCCTGATCCGCCCGAGCCACGCCGCAAGCTGGTCAAGCGGTGGACCGATCGGGTCACCCGCGCGCGCAAGCACTGGGCGCCGGTGTTCACCCGGATGCGCGACAACATGGAGTTCGCCGAAGGCCGGCAGTGGCCGGACATGCCGACCGACGCGCGCAAGCGGGATGAGCGCTACATCGCCAACATCTGCATCCGCCACATCCTTCAGCGTACGGCGGAACTCTACCCGAACAACCCGAAGATGGTGGCGAAGCGCAAGCCGAAGCTGATGTCGCAGACCTGGGACGGCACGCAGCAGATGCTGATGCAGGCGCAACAGGCGTCCCTCATGGCGATGCAAGCCGGGCTGCCGCCTGACCCGCAGTCCGCCATGGTCATGCAAGACGCCCAGATGACGGCGCAGTACGACCGGATGCTGGACAAGATGGCGAAGACGCTGGAAATCCTGTTCGAGTACAACGTCCACGACCAGCCCTTCGAGTTCAAAGAGTGCATGAAGATGACGGTGCGCCGCGCCATCGTCACCTCGGTCGGCTTTGTCAAGGTGGGCTTCCAGCGCGCGATGCGGATGTCCCCCGAGATCGAGCGGCGCATCTCGGACATGAGCGAGCGTCTGGCCAATCTGGAGCGTCTGGCTGCCGAGATCGGCGACGGCGAGATCGAGGACGACGGCGCGGACGCCGAGAGCCTGAAGATCGCCATGCAGACCCTCATGCAAGAGGGTCAGATCATCGTCCGGGAAGGGCTTCTCTTCGACTACCCCGACAGCACCGCGATCATCCCCGATCCGAAGTGCCGGTCTCTCAGGGGCTTCGTCGGCGCCGACTGGGTGGCGCAGGAGTACCTGCTGACGGAGGACGAGATCGAGGAAATCTACATGATCGACATAGGCACCAGCTTCACCGCCTATGACGATTTTGGCCAGCCGAACGGCTACCAGCCGTCAGCGTCGTTGGATCACTACACGGCGGGCGGGGGCGACAACCCCGGTCAGCCGATGCGCGCGTGTGTGTGGGAAATCTATCATCGTAAAGATGGCACGGTTTACACGGTGTGCGACGGTTATCCTGACTTCCTGCGAGAGCCGGGTCCGCCGGACGCCGAGATCGAGCGGTTCTATCCCTGGTTTGCCTTCGTGATGAACGAAGGTTACGACGAAAAGCGGCTCTATCCACAGTCCGATATCGACCTGGTGCGAGACATGCAGCTGGAGCTGAACCGCTCCCGGCAGGGTCTGCGAGAGCATCGTCGGGCCAACCGGCCAAAGACGGCGGTGGCAGCAGGAATGCTGGAAGAGCCTGATCTGGAAAAGCTGCGCACGCATCCGGCGAACGCTCTTCTGGAACTGAATGCGTTGGCGCCAGGGCAGAAGATCGAGGACGTGCTCCAGGTGATCAAGATGCCGCCGATTGACCCGGCGGTGTATGACACGTCGCCGGTCTTTGAAGACGTATTGCGTGTCCTGGGCAGCGATCAGGCGGACCAAGGGACAACCTCCAACGCCACCGCGACTGAAGTCTCGGTCGCGCAGTTCTCGCAGAACACCGACACCACGTCAGTCATCGACGATCTTAACGACATGATGACCCAAGTGGCGCGGTCTTCCAGCGAAATCCTCTTGCTCAACGTGTCCCCCGAGATCGTGCAGAAGATCGTCGGGCCTGGCGCCGTCTGGCCGCAGCTCGATCGCCAGACCATCGCCGACAACATGTACCTCGAAGTGGATGTCGGCGCGAACGGCCCGCCGAACCGGCAGGAGGACGTGCAGATGCTGGTTCAGCTCGTCCCGCTCTTGCAGCGCGTCCCGGGCATCTCGCCCGAGTGGCTGGCCAAGGAACTGATCCGCCGCATGGGCGACGACATCGACATGACGGAAGCCTTCGCCGAAGGCTTGCCCAGCATGGAGGCGATGAACCAGCTGATGGGCCGCCCGCAGCCGGCGCCAGGACAGGAGGACGGTCCTCCGAGTGGCGCGGGTAAGGGCCAACCGCGCCAGGGACCACCGGGGCAGGACCCGAACGCCCAAGGACCCCAGGGGCCGGCTAACGCGCCTGTACAGGGCGGTCCACCGGGGCTGGGTAATCACGCACCGCCGCTCCAAGTTTACGGTCGTAACGGCAACCGTCCCGGACTGGGCGGTGGGATGCCGCGCGGAGCGATGTCTAACCCAGGGATGCCAACGCCATAGGAGAAGGCCGCAATGGATATCGGGTTTATCTTCTGGCTCTTGATGCTCCTGTGGATCATCTTCTGGGCCTTCGGGAACTTCACACCCCAGGGTCAGCCCTACTGGAACCGGGGCGGCTGGTTGATGGGTTTCCTCTTGTTCTTCCTGCTGGGCTGGCGCGTGTTCGGCTTCGTCATTCGAGGGTGACATGAACCTCTTGCTGCTCGTCGTCATCCTGCTGGTGCTGTTCGGTGGCTTCGGTGGATTTTACGGCTACCGGAGCGGCTACTACGGCCCGATCGGCGGCGGCGGCATCGGGCTCATTCTGCTGATCATCGTTCTGGTGATCTTGTTCGGGGGAGGGCGCATCTGGTGACAACGACCGTTCCAACTGCTGACGAGTTCACCGCTCTGGAGGCCCGCGTGTCCGCGCTCGAAGCGGGCAGCGTCGCTCCGCCCGAGACGATTGATCCGCCCGAGCCCATCATCCCGCCCGAGCCGATCACCGATGGCGTGCAAGCCAAGCGCGTCGCCAACCTGGTCGAGAAGTTTTGGGTGAACACGTTCAGTTCGATGGACGAACACAATGCGTGGGGGAGCTGGCCCGCCGACTATCGGCCGGCGTCCGTCATCGCTGCGCTCAAATACATCTTGGGAGACAGCGGCTTCGCAATCGGCATCCGCGAGTATCACTACAAGGGTCGCGAGGCGTCGCAACGCCCCTGGCTGACGCAGGTCACTGCCGCGATCCCTGGCACCCGCGTCACTCTCTGTCCTGGCGCCAACGCTTCAACCGACGATGTGCCTAGCATGATCGCACTGGCCAATGATCCTGAGTGCAATGTTCGTTACGTTGAAGGTCTCAATGAGGGTAACACCGATTTCGGATCGGGCAACGTGCCGCCGGCGACGCAGCTCGCGATCCAGCAAGCGGTCTGGAACAGCAAGCCCGCCAACTGCACTGTCATGGGACCGTCAGTCGTTGCGGGAACGCCACATCCAGAAGGCTGGGTAACCGGGTACTGCGGCGACACTCTGCCGGCGCTTAACGCGGCAATGGAGTGGGGAAACGGGCACTACTACCCCCCGAAAGCGCCGGATGTGCCCAACACCGGCTACAGCGTGAATGAGTATATCGGCGGATTGTGGGGTGCCTACGCGCAGCACCCGATCGCCCTGACTGAGTTTCATCCGACGCTGTATGCGTCCGGCACTTACGCGGTGAAAGCCAACATCGCCTTCCTCGCGGGGCGACTGGCGGGGCAGAGATCGCCTCCCAAGATCGAGCCGTTCACGGTCAACTCGCGCGACCCCTTCTTCACGCTGACCACGCTGCTCCGCGCCGGCAAGAACGGCACCATGCTCGTCATCTGGTACGCCTTGTTCGACTACGGCAGCACTTATCAGTGCGGCCTGTTCCCGAAGGATCAGAACAACCCCCGACCCACCGCCACCGCCTTGAACAACCTGTTCATGATCTGCGCCGACCATGGCAGCGATTTGCGGACCTTCGCCCCCGGCAAGCTCGACATTACTGTTGACGGCCTGGCTGCGGCGATGGACTTCGATGTCTACCAAGCGTCGAACGGTCGCTTTCTCATCCCGATCTGGCACGCCGCTGAGGACGTGAACCAGGGCGTCGCGGTGCAGGTCAATGTTCGGTTCGACACCGCAAAAGGGTCCGTCTCTGTGTTCGACCCGCTGACTGGCAAGGGCGCGATCGACCATGCCGCCGCCGTGCGCGAGATCACCGTTGACCTGCCGCCTGGCGTGGTGGTGTTGGAAGTGAACCCCTAAATGCCCCTCGCCGATCTCTTTGCGCCCCCCGACATGAGCAGCCAGTACAACACCCAGCTGACGCCGGTCGGGCAGGCGTTGTTCCAGCAGCAGATGGCGGGGCGTCAGGCCGACATGCAGGACTACGATTTGCAGGGTGCATGGGCGCAGCAAGGCGGCGGACCCGCTGGCGCGGGGCACATGCCTGATACCTTCAAGAAGCCGAACCATCCCACCTTCAGCACCGGCTCCATGTACGCGGGAGATGGCAACCAGGCGGGGACATGGGTGCAGATGCCCGACGGCGCGTGGACCTTCACGCCAGGGACTACGAACTTGTCCACCTTCGGCCTGGATAACCTGCGCAAATACATGGCCGATCGTGAACCCGGCAACTATCTGGTGGAGCCACCGCCATGAGCGAAGTGCAGCCGAGACCGCCCGGGCCGGACGCGATCGCGCTGGGCGATCTCTGCCAACTCTTGTTGGACGCCGCCAATCACTGGGTCGACCTCAACCGGCCCGAGCTGGCGGTGGCGTGTCACCAGGCGGCGGCGCTCTATGCACAGGCTTGCGCGCTGGCCTGGGTGAACTACCAACCGGCGCCACCAGCCGATCCAGTGGTGCTGACCCCGCTCTGGATGCCCCGGCCGAAGATCACCGCCGACAATGGCAAGGTCAATCTCGGCGCCGGGATGCTCCAGTTCTGAGTGTTGGGTAACTCCTAGACAGGACACAACAAAAGGGCGATAACCGCTTTCTGGTTAACAACCGGAAGCGGTAATGTCGGAGACGACATCAAGCACGGACAGCCTACCGAGTTCAGACGCGCCCTCGTCCAGCGCCGTCGAAGCACCGAGCGCGCCTGCACCAGCGAGCGCGCCGGCTGACAGTACGCCGCCGGCCCCGTCACCCGGCACAGATGCACCCCCTTCGCCCCCATCAGGCGACAGCCGCCAGTCCGACCGAGATGGCCTACTCGCAGTAGTCCAGTCGGCGATCGACAAGTCGAAGCCCGCGTCCGAGGACGCCGCTGAGGCACCGATCGGGAAGGACCAGGAAGCGGCTCCGGGCACGCCGGAACCACCGCGTGCGGATGCACCCCCTCCCGAACCTCAACCTGACGACCCCAACGCGCCCGATCCGACCGAGGCACAGCTCAAGCAGCTGCGGCCAGAGACCCGCAAGCGGTTCGAGCGTCTGATGACGCAGCGCAATGAAGCGCGCCTCGCTCTTGAAGCTGTCAAACCTGAACTCGATCAGCACCGGCAGTTCCAGAGCACGCTTCAGCAAGCTCAGCTCGCGCCCGATGATGTCAACCAACTGCTCTTCATCGGCGCGGCGCTCCGCAAGCAGGACTACAAAGGCTTTCTCGACGGCGTGACGCCCTACGTCATGGCCGCGCAGGAAGCCTTGGGCCTGCGCATTGCGCCGGACATTCAGCGTCAGGTCGACGATGGACTGGTCAGCGAAGACGCCGCGCGAGAACTCACGCGCACGCGTCACCGTCTCGCACAGGCTGAAGCCAGCTTGCGCGACACGACGCGCCAGAACGAGGTTCAGACCCAGAACAGCAATCTCAACGAGATACGTTCTCGGGTCACCAACTGGGAAACCCGCATCCGCTCACGCGACCCCGACTACGCCCACAAGGCGGACACTGTCAGACGCTTCAGCCAGGCTTTGCTTCAGGAACGCGGCACGCCCGCGACCCCGGAACAAGCCGAGGCGCTGGTGCAAGCGGCTTATGACGAGGCCAATCGAACGCTTGTAGCGCTGCGCCCCGCGCCGCGCCCCACGCGTCCAAGCCCGTCCAGTGTCCATGTGGCAACCGGTGGGGCGGCGCTGAACGGCCAGCAACCAAACACGCTCAAGGAAGCGGTGTTGATGGCACTCCAAAAGAGCCAGCGCGCGTCCTTCTAGTCTGAAGGGCCAGTTACATGGCGTTTACGGCCGGCGAACTCGCGAACATCGCGAACGCATCCCTCGACTTCTACATGAACAAGGGAGACACCTTTAAGCAGTCGATCCAGGCGAAGCCGCTGCTGCGCTTCGCTGAAGGCAGCTCGAAGTCCTTCCCCGGCGGCAAGGGCAATATCAGCCTTGCCGTGAAGGGCGACTACGGTGCGGGCGGCACCAACGATCACGTTGTCGGCTACACCCACAACGACACGGTGAACTTCTACACGCCCGCCAACATCAAGCGGGTGAACTACCCGTGGCGCGAACACCATATCGGTCTGACGCTCACCCACACCGAGTTAAAGATCGACGGCATCTCGGTCACTGACGACGCGGGTGACGGCAGCTCGCTGTCGAACCACTCAGATCGCGATGTCACCGTCCTGGTCAACCTGCTCCAGGACAAGCTGGAGGACTTTGGCGAGCAGTACGCCCGTTCGATGAACGGCTTGCTGTGGGGCGACGGCACGTCCGATGCTAAAGCGCTCGCCGGCATCCGCTCGATCATCATCGACGTGCCCAACACGGGCACGACCGGTGGCCTCGATCGTGTGGCCAACACCTGGTGGCGCAACCGCAGTGCAACGCCCGCTTATGGCACGGCCGGTGGACGTGGTGCCGTGACTTCCAACGTCGCCAACGGCGGCGCGCTGATCCAGTTCCTTCAGCAAGAGTATCGCCAGCTGATCCGCTTCGGCGGTCGGCCGACGAAGTGTCTCGCTGGATCGGACTTCATCTCGGCGATGGAAACCGAGTTCCGCGCCAACGGCAACTACACGATGACCGGGTTCACCGGAACGCAGGACGGCTCGATGGGGTCGCTCAAGTTCATGAACACGACTATCGAGTACGACCCGACCTTGGACGATCTCGGGCGGAACAAGTTCGCCTACTGGTGGGACCCGCGCCACATCTACTTGATGAAGCAGGACGGGGAGTGGGATCACCGCTTCACCCCGGCGCGGCCGTACAACCAGTTCGTCATGTACAAGTCGATGACCCACACGGGTCAGATGGTTGCGCAGCAGCTCAATAGCTCCCTCGTGGTGGCTATCGCTTGAGCTGAGACCTTGCGCACGGGGGACGGCGACTGTCGGCAACCGGCCGTCCCCCGAACGCTTTCGCGAAGGGAGTGTCATGGCTGAATACCAACTCTTGCGTTGCTCGGTGGCGTTGGCGGGGGACCGCGAGCAGGTTGTCGTGCGAGGACGCCACGATCCGATCCTCTTTCCCGAGCTGATCGTCCTGCAATACATGCACGGCGAGGACGCTATCACTGACGTGCATGTCGTCGGCACCTGTGAGATGGCGGTCGAAGAAGCCTGGACGCGTCTGCTCACGATCTACGGTGACGAGCCGGTCAAGGCTGTGTTCCCCGGCGCCCGGCCGTCTGTCCCTAAGATGGACAGCACGGTGCCGCTCTGCACCAAGCCGATCTACATCGCCGAGCCGACCGGCCCCGCGAACCCTGATCCCAAGCTCAGGCCGCTCGACACCATCATGAAGCCCGTGCCTGCGCGCCGACGTGTTGCGCCACCGCTGCCGGTGGAGAGCGACCCGACCCCGGATGAGATCGCCGCGCACGCGCAGGACGACGACGAGCCCCAGGTGATCGACGACAAGGAACTCGCCGATATGGGTCTCGGCGCCGCGCCGTCGCCGATGCTGAGTGGGCGCTCGGCCTATCCCGGGCAGACCAGCCAGCACGAGAACAAGGTGATCGTCGACGTGGACACCAGTGCCGATCGCTATAAGCGGAAGGCCGCTCGTGGATAAGGTCACGATCAAAACGCTGCGTGACCTGCACAAGATGGCCGTGCTGGGCGTGCCGGTGTGTGAAGCTGCACGCCGCGCGGGGCGCAAGTCAAACTGGGTGGTGTACTGGAAGCGCGCGCATCAAGTGCCGTTCCAGCCCCGGCAGAACCGGCAGATGCCTGGCTGGCTGATGCCGGAAGCAGCGCGACAGGCCGCCAACACACTGCGCCACACTCTCGAAAGGATACAGTGTCGTGGGTAAGCAGCTCCGCGATATGTTGACTGACTTGCGCAGTGAGGTTGGACACTCGACTAACGTCGCGCACGGCATCAATGACCGCGATACGCTGCTGTATTACCTGAACCGCGTGCAGGACAACCTGTATGTTGATTATGACTGGCCGCAGCTTATTATTGATCGTGATATCCGTGTCGCTGATGGCCAGCGTTATTACTCCTACCCCACCGACCTGGCGTTCGACGACATCACCAACATTTGGGTGCTGATCAACACCGTCTACAACGAACTCGGCTACGGCATCGGTCCCTACGACATGACGGTCTGGAACAGCGATCAGGGGTTCAAGTCGTGGCCGACGCAGAAGTGGATGCACCACCCGGACGACAATACGTTCGAGCTGTGGCCCATCCCTGACGGCAACGCGCAGGCGGCGAACGCGATCGTCCGCCTGCGGGGGACCAAGACCGTCAAGAAGATGATCAATGACAGCGACGAAAGCACGCTGCCGGACCGTTTGATCGTGCTCTTCTCGGCGGTGGAAATCCTTCAGCGTGACGATGCCAAGGACGCCGCGATCAAGCTCCAGAAGGCCAACGAGGCGATGCGGCGCTATCGCGTGCGGCAGTTCACCCACAAGCACGTCCGACCGATCGTCATTGGCGGCGGCGGTGGCGACGCGCAGTCGCGACCGAGTTCGCAGCCTGTGCTTGGTCTCGACTACATCCCGCCGGGCTATGGCTCGGGACCGAGCCGATGATCTGGTACGTCACCGTTTGTCTCCTGATCACTGCCGTCAGCACGGTGCTGGCGGTGCTCATCGGGCGGACCAGCGATGGCGGGTAAGGTCTTCTCGATCACGGACTTCCGTAAAGGGCTGGACACCCGCCGGTCCCCGCTGGCGGCGCCCACCGGCACGCTGCGCATCCTGGAGAACGCCGTCATCAACCAGGGCGGCGAGATCGAGAAGCGTCTGGCCTTCGTCAACAGCACCACGCTGCCGGCGCCCTATGGGATCATCTACGGCCACGCTGATACGCTTCACGCGTTCGCTGTGGGCAGCGCTCCCGCCATTCCCCCTGGCACGCTCGCCGTCCCTATCGTGGGCCACGCACTGGTGGACCCTGGTGATGGTGGCACGATCACGCTGATGGACGTGGAAGCCTATAATGACAAGTTCCAAGTCGTTGGCTTTACGTCGACGCCCCCAGGGCGGTGGTACGTCTGGTATGATGGTGTACTGGTCATCCAGAGCGGCACTCCCGACGCTCCTGCCGGCGGCACCTATTCACGCACTTACAAGAGCAAGGAGTACCGCACCTACGGCGGCAACCTATACTTCTCGGGGGTCGGTGACCCAGCGACCACCGATCCTGCCTCGGTCGCGCATCCCGGTGCTGGGTTCATCAACATGGCGATCAACGATCCCGATGGCGAAAGCGTCAACGGGATGGAAATCTTCTACGACAAGATGGCGGTGTTCGCCCGGCTGACGACGCAAATCTGGTCGCTTGATCCTGATCCATCGAACGACAAGCTGGATCAGGTGCTCCGCATCGGCACGCCATCGCCTTACGCCATCGCGCAGTTCGGTACCGGCGATATCGTGTTCCTGTCCGACAGCGGCGTGCGTTCACTCAAGGCGCTGACGATCAGCCTGGCGGCATCGGTGAGTGACGTGGGCTCGGCGATCGACCCGATTATCGTCCCCGCGATGCGTAATGCTGGCGCCAGCGTGTTCTACGCTCAGGCGGTCGTGCAGCCGCTTCAGGGGCGTTACTGGGTCTTCCTGACGGACACGATCTATGTCCTCTCTTTCTTCCCCGCCGGCGAAATCACCGCCTGGTCGACGTTCAAGCCGGGCTTCGTAGTCAAACATTTTGCCGTTGTGCAGAACCGTGTGTTCGCGATGGACGCCAGCAACAATGTCTGGGCCTACGGCGGCGCCGATCTCAACACCTATGACAGCTCCAAGGTTACCGTGCGGACGCCGCATCACTCGGCGGAAGAGCCAACCACCAACAAGCGGGTCAAGTCGGTCGATGTCGTTTGCGCCGGCAACTGGTCGGTCTCGCTCGGGGCGATCCCGAACAACACCGATCTCTTCGAGTTGGTCGCCAACATTTCGGGGACCACCTTGGGCGCGCAGAGCATTCCCTTTGCTGGTTACGGCACGCATGTTGGCGTTCACATGGAGCACCAGGCGCCAGGCCCGGCGACCCTGTCCTCGATCCACATGAACTTGCAGGAAGGGGTCACCAAGTAATGGCGCTCTCCGACTACATGCAAATCTTGATGCAGCAGCAGCAACAGGTGCAGAACGAGCAGCTGTCGCAGCGGCAGATCGACGCGCAGAAGGAGATCGCGGCGCAGCAGAACGCGCTGAACACTCAGCAGTTCCAGTACCAACAGGACCTCGCCAAAAAGCAGCAGGACCTGGTTGACGCGCAGGCCAAGCGTCAGACGGAATACGACACCGGGCGATCGGGCCTGCTGGCTGCGGGGACCGACCAGGTCAACAAGGCGTTCTCTGGCTTCAACGACGACTACTTCAACAACTTCGCCGGCGCCTACATGGCCAAGGCGAAGGATCAGGTCGACCAGCAAAAGACCATAGCGCAGAAGAACTTGGCCTTCGGTCTCGCCCGTCAGGGCATCCTCGACAGTCAGGCGAACGCCAACCAGCAAGGGCTCCTGGCAGAGACTGAAGGCCGCACGCTCGCCGACGAGACCGTCAACGCGCAGAACCAGACGAACGCCCTGCGCTCCGGTGTGGCACAGTCGAAGGCCAACCTGCTTGGACAAGTGCAAGCGTCCGAGAGCATTGGCTCACCCATTGCAGCGGCGGACGAGGGCGGCGTGCAGGCCGCACTTCAGACCCAGAAGTCTGTCATCTCGGGGGTGAACAACCAGTCCGGTGACGTGGTGGCTTCGCTGAAGGGCGTGCCCACGGTGTCGCCGATAGCCAACATATTTACTAACGTGCTCGGTAGCGGCGGGTCCTTCTTGAGTGGGGTGAGCGCCAATAGCTTTGGCAGTGGGTTCGCTCAGGGTCAGGCCGGTGCCAGTGGTCCGCAAGGCGGCAATAAGCCGTTCGGCCGAAACTGATGCGTCCCTTCGTCATCTTCGCGCTGCCCCGCTCCCGCACCGCCTGGTTGGCGCGCTATCTCACTTACGGTCCCTGGCACTGCGGGCATGACGAGCTGCGCCACTGCCGCTCGCTGGACGATGTCACGTCATGGTTCGCCCAGCCCTATATCGGTTCGGTGGAGACCGCCGGGGCTTTCTTCTGGCGCTTGCTGCCTAAGGACGTTCGCGTCGTCACCGTCCGCCGGTCAGTGGACGACGTGCTCCCGTCGCTCACTCGTGCCGGGATTGAGTTCGACGAACCCGTAATGCACCATCACATGAAGCATCTCGACCGCAAACTTGACCAGGTTGAGCGACGCATCCCTGGCGTCCTGCGTGTCGATTTCGAGGCGTTGGGCGACGCTGACACATGCGCGCAGCTCTTCGAGTATTGCCTCGATATGCCGTTCGATCGGGTCTGGCACGATGCGATCTCCCCGGTGAACATCCAGATCAATCTGCCCCGGATGCTGCTGTATTTCCAGGCGCACCGGCCACAGATCGAGAAGCTGGTGAAGACCGCGAAGCACCGGATGCTGCGCGAGATGTCTCCGCCCGTCGAACTGGACGGCGTGACCTTTCAGACCGAGCCCTTCCGGTCGTCCTTCGCCGAGGCCGGTCCCTTGTTCGCCGAACACCTGACCCAGATCGGCGAGGCGCCGGACGCCTATCTGACGAAGAACATCGAACTGTGCGCCAAGCTGTATGATGCCGGCGCTTTGCACATCCTCACCGCGCGCAGCAATGGCCGGCTGTTTGGCTACCTGGTCTCGGTGATCGCGCCGAGCCTGAACGATCCTGACGAGATCATGGCCGAGCAAACCATCTTCTTCGCCGACCCGAACTTTCCGAGACTGGGTATGAAGCTTCAGCGCGCGGCGATCGCCGATCTTCGCGCCAAGGGCGTCAACCGTATCCTCATGCGCGCCGGGCACAGGGGCAGCGGCCCACGGCTCGGCACGCTGTTCCGCAGGCTGGGGGCCGAGCCGTTCGGCAACCTCTATAGCCTGCCTCTGGAGGCTGCCTGACATGGGTATTAGCGCGGGAACTGCCGCGATCATCTCGGGTGTCGTCGGCGCGGCCAGCGCGGGCGCTGGTGCGATCATGTCGTCCAACGCTCAGCGTTCAGCGTCACGCGCGATCCAGAACCAAAACCAGGTCAACGCGGTCGGCCAGAACCAGGCGTTCCAGCAGCGCATGGAAGCCGGCCTGGCGCAGACCCAGGCGCAGCTCGCCGCCGCGCGCACCACGATGGCGGATCGGGCGCAGAACTTCACCCAGATGCGCCAGGGGCAGATCAACGCGCAGCAGCACGAAACCGACATTCTCAATGCCGAGAACGCCGCCGCCGAGCAACTGCGCGGTACTGGGGACCAACAGGCGCAGCAGCTTCTTGACGCCACCACACAGGCAAAGCTCCAGGAAGGCCAGGCCGCCGCCGCGCAACACGCGAACCTTTTGCTCGATCAGAACGCGCCTCAAGGTCCGGCCCCCACCGACCCGCAGCCTACCGCCGGGGACAGCGTCACCAGCCAGGCGATTGCCAAGCGGCTTGCCCAGGCATCCTCCAACGTCCGCACTTATGGGGCCAAGGCCGCCGACCTGATGTCCTACAGCCAACCCGGCCAGGACGTGGCGATGGCGATCCTGCACAACAAATACGGGATCATGCCGGCGCAGGCGGCGGAAGCGCTTCTCCGCTCGGGCAGCAGCACAAGATTGGCCCCGGCACAGGTGGCGTTCCGCAACGCGGGTGACCTTGGGTCTGCGGCGGACACGCTGATCGCATCGCGGGGACAGGGGGACTTGGACACCGCCGCGCTGATCTACAACAACAAGGTGCAGGGCTCGAACCTGGCGCAGAACGACATCCAGACGCTGGCGGCCAACAACACGGCACAGGCGACGCAGGATGCCGCGTTCGGCCAGTCGCTGGGCAATCTCGTCTCAGGCATCGGCAATCTCGGACTGTACGGCGCGGGCCGTCTGTCCGGCCTGAAGATCACTTAGGGGAAGCACGATGGGCTACGGAGCCACCAGCGGCGCACCCACCATCCAGACCGGCAATCCCCAGTGGGATCGCAATCTCGGTGGCCTGGCGCATATCTTCGGCACGCCAGGCGGATACGAGCGTGGCCTGGCCGCCGGCGCCGCCGCGCGCGAGGCGCTGCTCAAGGGCGATGCGTCGATCTCCGAGCGCAACGCGGCGATCTTGCTTGCCAGGTCGCTGCAACAGCAAGACCTGACCGGTGCGCCGGTTATGCCGCAGCAGCCGACCTACCGGCAGTCAGGCGTGGTCGGTGGCGCACCGATCATGGAACAGCCCGACGGTTTGACCACGAGCACCGGGCAGCCGACGCCGCCGCCATTGCAGGCGCAGCAGCCGCAGCCAGGCTTTCTGGCGCGCATCTTCGGCGCCGGCGCCACCCAACCAACGCCGCCGGCGTCATCTCCCTCGCCCAACGCGGGCGCACCACCCGCGCCTAACACCACCGCGTCGGACGGCTCGGTCCCTGCGAACAGCGCGCCACCCGATCGCACGTTCAACACCACCGGCGGGGGGCAGCATTACGCGCCGGCGGCGAACCCGGACGGCTCGCCGCGTCCGCCGGCGCTCAACCTGGGCACCTACCTGGGTCTTGCGGCATTAGCCGGTCAGAACCCGCAGATGGCGCAGCTCACGCTCGGAAGCCTGCTCGCGAGCGGCGTGGAACACGGGATCATCCCGCGCAATACCGCGACCTCGTTGGCCGGCCTCATCGGCAACAATGCGCCCTATGAGAGTGACCAGGCGACCCAGCGCAACGCCGCGACGAACGCCACCACTATCCAGCGCGAACAGATACAGCAGGGTGGGGAGACCTATCGTCAGACCCAGAACGTGCAAACCTCGTTGGATGCTGATGGCAACCCTGTTTATACCAAACAGGGAGCCATCGTCCCTGGCGTGACCCCGGCGTTCAATCAGGGAGTTTACGAACAAAAGCACGGGCTTACCAACACTGGCGGCGCTGGGCCTTACGGCACCGGGGGCCAGTACCAGCGGCAGGGCGACGTGAAGCCGGGAACACCGAGCTACAGCGCCGAGACTGACCGGCAGATGAACACGCCGGTCAGTGTCGTGGTGAACGGCACCGCGAGGAACATGAGCTACGGCGAGTACATGCAAATCCCGCTCGCGCAACGACCGCCGCTGTCTGAGAAAGACATGGACGCGGTACGTGCGAACACGGTCACACAAGCCATTTCGTCTGGGGATCAGGCGCCGGCGCGCACGGCGCGTGGTGCCGCCATCGCCGCTGAAGTGCCGAAGCCGCGCACAGAAGACGAGAGCAAAGCCTGGAACGCCCAGATTGACACCACCATGCAGCGACGCTTTGCACCGCGCGAAGGCACATCGGTGTACAACACTACCCGAGGTGAGCCGGCGCTGATCGGTGATGACACGCGTGCAGCGGTCGGCGCACGCGCGCAAGACCTGTTGGATCAGGGTGTCGTGCGCAACCCGGATCAGGCGATCAATCAGGCGATCGACGAGTTGACGCAGACTGGTCATATCCAAAAGCCGGAAGACCTCCAGGCGGCGCGCGGCAAGGGCGCGAACATGGCGAACCCGAACATCCGTACGTTGAAGAACGCTAAGGGCGTTGATGTCCCCGTGTTCCATGTGCCGTTGGCGAAGCCATACCAGCCAGGCGCGGTGCAGCTTGCCCCGCCGGGCGCGCAGGACGGCGCGCTCTCCAAGGATCGCAAATACCAGGTGCGTAACGGCTTCTGGTATCCTTACACAGCACCAGCACAGTGAGGTAGCGCATGGACACTCCACCACTCACTGGCGCGGGCGGCGGCAACCCGCCCGCGCCGCCCAATGCACAGCCCGCCGCGCCCGGGCAGAGCGCGATCGACCTGATGATCCATCACGCGGCGGGGCAGTACAACATCCCGGAGCCTGTCCTGCGCGCCCTGCTCATGCAGGAGAGCGGCATGAAGGCCGGCGCAGTCGGCGCCGCTGGCGAGATCGGTCTCGGCCAGTTCATGCCGGCGACGGCGAAAGCCTTGGGTATCGACGCTAGTGATCCGGCGCAAGCCATCCCGGGTGCGGCGATGTACCTGCGGCAGAACATGAACAAATTTGGGGGCGACTTGGCGTCCGGGCTGGCGGCGTACAACTGGGGGCCGGGCAACGTCGCGAAGTACGGCTTCGCCAACGCACCGCCCCAGGTGAAGAACTACGTCTCGCGCATCATGGGGCAGAAGGGCGTGCCCACGCCCAGCGGCGGTGGCGGTGCAATGGGAGGGTCCGGGGGACCGGGAGCCGGCGCACCACTCGGGGCGCCGACACAAACCACGCCGCTGGCGCAGGCAGTCGCGCCGGGTCCGCAGGTTAATCCCGTCATGATGGCGCAAGGCCAAGGCGACCTTTCCAGCCTCTTCGCCGCGCCGGTGCAGAACTTCCAGCAAGCGACCAACCAGCGCGTGTTCGGTCTTGCCTGACGGCGGGCTCAAGATCGAGCTGGGAGACGAGATCGCGCCGCTCTCGCAGGGGCCGTCGTCGTCTTCGGCAGGGCCAATAGGAGGAGGCAGGCCGAAGATCGAGCTGGGGGACGAAGTCGCGCCGCTCCCCCGCGCAGCGCAGGCGCCCGCTGCAACTCCTCTAGCGGATACCGTAGCGCCGCAGCCGCCTCCAGTGGTGGACGATTACGGACGAACCCCGACACCGGTAGAGCTGCCCCCCGCGCCCCCGGTCGCTCCAGCACCACCACCGGCGGACGTTCCTCCAGTCCCAGCGCCTACGCCTGCGCCACCGGCGGCGCCCGTGCCAGCTCCGTCAGGTCTGGCGGACATCGTGACAGGGCAGTCGGCGCCCCCGATGATGGATGACTACGGACGCCCGGTGGCGGTGCCCAACGAGCCGCCAGACCCGCGCCCTGGCTTCTTCCAGAGCCTTGGAGAAGGCGGGCTCGCGGCGCTCCAGGAAGGCCGGCGCATGACCGCCGGCGACACCTTCACTGACGCCCCGCCCGCGCCGGAAGTCGATCGCACCTGGTTAGGGCGGATGGGTTTCGGCCTGGGTCACAGCGCGCCCACGCTCGCCGCCGGGGGGTTGGGCGCTGCCGCTGGCACGGCAGCCGGGGGACCGGTCGGCGGCGTGCTGGGCAGCGTGCTGGGCTTCGGTGGGATGAGCGCCTTGCAGGAGATCATTCCGGCCTACGATCAGGCACGACGCTTAAACATGGATCACGCGGCGGCGGTGGACTACGCGATCCGCCGCGCTGCGGCCTCTGGCGCGATCAATGCCGCCATCGCGCCGGTGTTTGCCTGGGCGCCGTTCAAGACGGAACTGAGCAACATCCTGCTGCACACCTTCGCCACCGGCCCGACGACGAACGTGGCGCAGACGGTGCTGACGCCGCGCGCACCAGGGCAGCCAGAGCCTTCGCTGGGTGATCTAGGTCAGGCCGCCGTGGAAGGCGCGGTGACCGGCGGGGTGATAACCGGCGGGCACGCGGCAGGACGCTACTTCACGCGTCCACCGGAAATACCGACGGTGACGGTAACGGGTCATCGGGAAGCGCCGCCGTCGCCTGAGCCTGAGCAGCTGACACTGCCGGCGCCGGGACAGGGCGAAGGGGAACCGGGCCAACAGACGGGATCACAGGAGCAGCTGCCGGTTCCGCAGCCGCGACTGCCTTCTCCAGACGAGTCTGTAGTTCCAGGCACCGAGACAAAGACTGATGCAACTGAAGAGCTACCTGGTTCAGTGAAGCCCACCGAGCTTGTTCCGTCGCCTGACGCCTCCCCTCCGCGTATTCAGCCTGACGACGGTTCATCTCTTCCTGTAGGCGGTCAGGGTCAGACGGGAGTGGCAGTGGCTGGCGTGGGTCAGCAAGCTCAGACTGGGCAGGGGCAGACCGGAGGCCCCCAGGAACTCCAACCGGGTGGGCAGGATACTCAACAGGGCCAGCAAGGACAGCAGGGTCAAGCGACATCGGTGGCCTCCGTTGGTGGTGACGGGGACAAACAGAAGACACCAACACCTACAGAGACACAAGTCGCTGACGTCGGGGTATCGCCAAAGTCCGAGGTTGGAGCAGGGACGACACCAGCACCAACACCGGTGCCGTTTGATACGCAGAGTTTGCCCAGGCTTAACGGTGCATCAGGCAACAGCGCTGATTTCACGCAGTTCAGTCAGGTCGCGCGCCAGGAAGACCAGCCAGTTTACGTGAGTAACCAAGGCGGCTTCTGGCGTCGCACGGACACGCCTCCCGCTGCACCGCTCGACTACGCGGTGTTCCATCCTGATCGTCCTCCAGAATATGTTCGCCAGCAGGACCTAGCGCCGGCGACAACGTCAGTGGCGACGGACACGGCCACCGCCAAAGCCCAGCCAGAGACCACACTGGCGCAGACGCAGACGCAGACGCAGACCGGTCAAGGCTCGCTTCTCACTGGAAGCACGGACGTCAAGAACGCCGCTGCCGTGCGGCAGATCGACGCGGAAATCGCCTCCCTGCAACGCGCCGGCGAAGTCTCGAAGTTGTCGCCCAGTCAGCAACAGCGCCTCGAGCTACTGAAAAACATCCACAATCAGATTGCCCCGGAAAAGCTGACCACCGGAAACGGCGAAGCATCGACCAACGTGGTGACGGGGACAGCCGTTGCCAAAGTCCAACCTGAAGCGAAAGTCGGAACCGGGACGTCGGCGCTGGATGTCGCGCATCAACCTGGAACCCCACTAGAAAACGGTTTCTTCTCTGGGCCGGAACCAGGGCAGAAGTTCCGTGTCAGTCAGGTCGGCGCGACCAGCGGCGTCCTCCTCGAAAAGCGATCGGACCTTGGTTCGGTATCAGGGTTCTATGTCGGCCAAGACGGCAAGATAATCGACGCGGGTACGGTCGATTTAAGCAAGCCCGCGTCTGTCGATCGCATCTGGAAACCAGAGACGCCAGAGCGGGCGCAGGAGGCGACCGCGATCCTGCGAGAGATGGGGACCTTTAACCCGCTTGAGAAAGCGCCGCGACTGATCGAGCTTCGGGAGCAGTTGCGTCGGCTTGTGACGGGAGAAGGGGAGCCGACCGACGAAGAAAAGCAGCCGACCCCCGACACCACGACTGCGGCGGACAAGACGCGCCAGTCAGAACTCGACCAGAAGAACCAGCAGCTCGAACGCCAGAACACGCGCATCACCGAGCTGGAGGCCAAGGGTGCCAAGATCACACCCAAGGAAGCGCAGGAGCTGGCGTCACGCAAGCAGCAGCAAGAGCGCCTGATTGGCGCACGCGACGCGCTGGTGACCGGGGATCGCACGCTTGAGCAGCGCACCAGCAATCGCTTCGCCCGCCGGGGAGCCAAGCTGTCGCGCAAGCCGGTGTCGCCGTTCAACCCCAAGCCGTTCTACGCGCCGCGTGACGCAGCGGACTACCATTTCCGCGATGGCGAGACGTCAGTCCATCGCACCGCGTTCGCCGACGCGGGATACAACCCCGACCTGGCGGTGAACTTTCCCCTCGCACGCCAGATCGACATCCTGACGCGGCAGACCAAGAAGCAGTTCGGGCTGAAGGACGTCACGGTCGATCCGAGCTACGACAAGTTCCAGCTACGTGGTGTGTTGCTCGACGTCTATCGCGCAGCCACCGACATGATGGCGTCACTGAGCTATCCAACGAACGCGCTCGGGCTGGAGGGCACGGTCGCGCTGCATCTGCAACCATACGACCGAAAGGTTGGCTACACCGGCCAATACCACGCGACTGCCGGGGACGAGCGCACGATCAAGTTGGTGGGGTCGGCCAACTCGCTGGGGCATGAATGGACCCACGCGCTTGATCATTTTCTGGTGGCCGAACTACCCAACACACCAATCGGCGCGCTCAAACTAGCGACTGAGATGGCGGAACAGGGGGACATGACTGTTCCGCGTCCCGGAGACACGGTCGCGCAACGCCTGGTGCGGGTCATTCACACGCTGTCCTATGACGAGACTCAGCTCGCGCTGAAGCAGGCGGTGCTGGGGCAGCACGCTCAGATGGTGGATGCGCAGGGCAACCCGACACCGAAAGCGATCCAGGCGCGGGCGCAGCTCGACCAGCTGGGGCGCGGCGAGCTGAACAAGGCCATCCAGGAGAGCCCCTTCCGCGCCGCCTCCCGGCAGTTCGGTCAGGGCACCAAGGACCCGGACTACTATCCCTCGATCGCGGAGATGCTGGCGCGGTCGCACGAGGCCTACCTCTCGCGCAAGATGCTGGATAACGCGGTCGACCCGCGCGGCGTCGTCATGCCGGACGAGGCTTACACCACGACCAACGACGCGATGCTGCGGGCGATCTATCCCAGGGACCAGCAGCGCGTCGGCATCTTCAACGCCTGGGACGACCTGCATACGGCGATCCGCAGCGAGCTGTTCACTGGCAACCCGGCCGGCATCTTCAGCGATCCAAACAAGGTGGTCGACTTCAACGCGATCACCCGCCTGGAGAAGCAGGCGCCGGCGGGCGCGATCCGCGCGCTGCGCCTCGCCGGGCGCGAGACGGTGGAGGCGCTGAAGCATCCGATCGAGAGCTGGCGCAGCGTGGAGTTCCTGGACAAAGACCGTCCAGCCGGCCCCCGCCCGCTGAAGCAACGCATGATCCTGAAGGGCCATGAGGCGTTCTCTTCCAAGACCGGCCTGCTGGAAAGCATCCATGCCTTCGCACCTACGCCGGCCAAGCCTGCCGTCATGCGTATCTTGCAGAAGGTCGGTTTGCAGCCCGGCTCGGGTAAGCAGCAGCCGATCACCTTCGAAGAGCGGTCCCGCACGCTGCACCGTGACTGGACCCGGCAGTTCCTGACCGTCCTGGACAACAACGGCATCACGCCGCAAGTCCTGAAGGTCAAAGAGAACAACCTGATGCTGCGCCATGCGCTGGTGACAGGGGACGCGACCTACCACAACAAGATCATCCCGGCGAACATCACCAAGGCGGCCGGCCAGATACGCGAGGTGCAGAACCGCGTGTTCAAGTCGAACCGTGACGCGGGCATGGACATCCAGTACGCCGCGAACGGTCACTTCACCCGGCGATACGACCACCAGCGCATCTGGAACGACCCGGACGGCTTCACGCGTGACGCGACCAAGCTGTTCAAGTCGATGTTCGACGATGACGTGAACGGCGATCCAGAGAAGCTGTACCAGCGCTGGCTGAAGCTATCGCCAAACGCCCGATCAAAGGCGGGCCAGGGCATCCAGGACGCGATGAAGCAGCTGCGCACGAACCTCTCCGCGCAGCGCGCCGCCGTGAGGAACCTGAACGACCCACACTGGAAGGGCGACGTCGACAAGCTGCAAGACCGGCTGGACGAGCTGAAGCAGGCAGCGCAGGATATCCACGACAACTTCGCCGATGGTGTGGGCAACCATGTCGCCGGGATCACCGCGCAGAACTGGGTCAACCGCATCAACAACGGCTACCCAGACGACTTCGACGCGGTCGGGCCTTCGGGCAACTACCTGAACCATCGCAAGCTGCCGCCCGAGGCCGACACCATCCTTGAGAAGTGGATGCACAATGACGTCGTTGACGTCATGCTGAACTACTACAAGTCGGCGGCGCGCAAGCAGGCCTACAACGAGCTGTTCGGCCCGATCGCCTACGACCAGGATACCGGCAAGATCGACCCGGACATGCTGGGTCCAGTATTGGAAGCCGACATTGCCGAGGCGACCCGCAACGGCCTGCACGGGCAGGACGCGCGGATGATCCGCGACATCGTCCAGGCGGTCACCGGCAAGGCGTCGCATAGCGCACCGCGCACGATCCGTCAGGCATCACAGGTCGTCCAAGCCTTCGCTGCCACCACGATGCTGGGCCACGCCACCCTGTCGATGGCACCCGAGCCGCTGGTCGCAAGCCTGGTCACCGGGCGCGCGGCGGCGGGGCCGAAGGCGCTCTATGCGCAGCTACGCCAGGTGCTGCGCACGGCTGACGGCAACGACCGCGCGGCGCTCGCGGACTTCACCAACGTCACACAGGGGGCGCTGTTCAACGACGCGCAGCTGCGTGCGTCCAACAACGACTACAGCGACACGCCGCAGGTCGGCCGCTTCATGTCCTACTACTACGACAAGGTGGCGTGGATGACGCCGTGGGATGCGTCCTCGCGTCGCGCGTCGCAAGCCGGGCTGCACTGGGCGCTGCAAAAGTCGGCCAACGACTACATCACCTGGAAGAACTGGCAGGGGGACAAGAGGGGCTACAGCTGGGCTCGCGCGGACAGCAAGGGCGAGCGCGCCGAACACCTGTTCAACGAGCTGGGGGTCGACCCCGACCCGGAGTTCCGCAAGCACCTGACCGAGTGGCTGGTGTCGGGGGACGGTCTGCCCGATTTGCGTGCCCTGGAGACCTCGCCCTTCCGTGACACCTACGACCTGATGATGAACCGTTTGGTGCGGCGCACCATTCAGGACGTGGCACGCGCCGACATCCCCATGCTGGCCGAGAACGAGTGGGTCGGGCTGGCGCTTCAGTTCAGTCGGTACCTCTTTGCGTTCAACCGCAACGTGCTGCTGCCGATGTTCAGCAAGGTCCACCACGACACTGTGCGCGCCTATGAGCGGGCGCGGGGGCAGGGCTCCAGCAAGTTCGGCGCCGGGGCACAGGCTACCGGGGCGGCGGCCATGTCGGTCGGCAACGCCATGATCACCACCGGTATTTACCTGGCCGGCGTGGCGGTCGCCGCGCTGATGTCGATGGCACTCTTCTCGCCCGACGTGCTGGAAGAGCAATGGCAGAAGGACGACTTCTGGACCGACTACTTCTTCTCGACCGTGCTGGCCCGCAGCGGCTTGACCGGCCCGTTGGGCATCCCGCAGCAGGCGCTCAACCAAATGAAATACCGCGACGGCCTGTCCAGCATGACCACCGGGCCGGGGCTCGGGAACTTCTTCAACTGGGTCACCGCCATCATGCAGGGGCTGCTCGACAGTGACCCAACCAACACGAACACACGCGGCTACAACGCGCTGGCCGCCTCGCACAAGCTGCTGGCGCTGCCGCTGGAAGCCTACATCCTGACCAAGCTGGCCGGCGGCTTCGGCCCCTGGGGTCAGGGTGCCGCGTGGATCGCCAATATGTTCGGCTCGTCGCGCGCCGCGTCAGACTGGTTCGCGTCCACGATCGCCGGCCCCAAGGGCACCGAGAAGTCAGGCGGCGGCGCGGGGGGCGAAGAGGCGCTGACCGAGGGCGGCGTGGAAGGGACCAGCGAGGACACGCTGACCGAGGGGGGCGCCGAAAGCATGAGCGGTGGCCCGAAGAGTGGCGGGGGGAGCGCGCTCGGGCAGACCATCGGACTGCTGGATGACTTCATCTCACCGATCTCCAAGTTCGGCGCGGCAGCCTGGAACACCGTGCCGGCACCGCTCAAGCCGCTGGTCATCAGTGCCGCGATCATTTGGGGTGGCTGGCAAGTGATGGACAACTTCGCCGACACCCGCAACGCCCCACCCAAGGAACCACCATGACCGCTGCCGAAGGCTTGCTGACGACGATCAGCGACCGGCTGATCAAGGTCCTGCCGCCCGCCTTCCTGCTGCTGATCATCCTGAACTGCGGCTTCCTTGGGGTGTTCGTCTGGATATCCGAGCACAACGCGGAAGCCCGCAACCTCATGTTGACGAAGATCGTCGACCGGTGCCTGCTGGAGCGGGACCAGAGGCCGAGATGAGTGTCCTTTCTACACAACCCAGCAAAATGGACATTGCTCCAGAACTATTGAACGATTTCAATGACTACCGAGGTGTGCCGAAGTCAGGCACAAGACAAAATAAAGTATCAATGAAATCAATAACTTAAGACTTCAGGATTTTCTTCTGGAAAGTTGTGCATGTCCACTTTGTAGATGAGGTAAATCAATGATTTCATACCGTTGATCAGCCTACAACTGGACAAAGAAGGACACACAACACACAGTTTTAAGCAGCCGGATTTCAGTCAGTGAACAAAGAGGATCAAAGGGCCTATGTCGACGCAATAAAACCGGGCCTTTCTGGCGGTGCCGAACTCGGCACTGAGCGGCAGTTCCTTGTGTCCTGTGTCATGCCTTCCGATAGCGAGAGGCGATGAAACCTGCGGCATCCATAGGCAAGTCGACGGCCCAAGCTGGCGAGGCCCGCATCACTTTTTGCATGGCAGCATAGGTCGCATCCGCCTCGTCTTCGGGGACTTCAGCGATCAGCTCGTCATGCACCGTGGCGACCAAGGGCACGCCTTCGCGATGCAGCTCGACCATGTGATCGGCCAGCACATCACGGGCGATCGCCTGAACCACGTTCTCGGTGGTCTTGCCCGGCCAGGCCCGCTGCAAACTCCAGGCGCCACCGCCCGAGCCCATGTAGCAGAACTCATCAAATCCTTTGCCGTTCTTGGCGATGTGCGCCTGGCGGTAGACCAAGTGCCGCTCGCTCGGCAGCTGGATCAGCACCGCCCCCTGGACTCGCTTGAAGGTCAGCCGGCCCGAGCGGAGGACAGTGCCTGGCATGGCGCGGGTGATCCTGAGCATCTGCTTGTGCGTGTCCCACCAGAAGCGGACGACGGCGGGGTTCGCCTCACGCCAGGCGGCGACCATCGTCTCGCAGGTCGGCAGGTCCAGGACCAGACCGTAGCCGGCGGCCGTCGCCTGGAACTTCACGGGTCCCATGCCGAAGCCGCACGCGAGCACCAGCACCTTGCCCAGCTGGCGCGAGCTCGATCCGACTCGACGGGCGGTGTCGGTGTAGATGTCGTCCCCGCGCCCGAAGCACGCCAGACTTTCGCGCTCGCCGGCGATCCAGGCGAGGACCCTCGCTTCGATCTGCGACAGGTCGACGATGACCAGCCGGTGCCCCGGTGGCGTGACGATGCAGCCGCGCAGGCAGCTCGCCACCACCCCCATCGGACTGTCCTCGTAGAGCGCCGCCAGATCGGCCGCCGTCGTCCAGTCCCGCATCACGGTGACGAGGGCGCTCGGGATGTCCTTGATCGACCCTCGGTAGAGGTTCTGCGGTTGGACCCTTCTACCGGCCCAGCGTCCGGTGCGGCTGGCGCCATAGTACTGGAAGCACCCCCTCACGCGACCGTCCGGGGACCGTGCAGCGGCGATCGCGTCCAGCTTGGCAGTAGACGAGCGGGACGCGTCGAGCCGGGCCTGGAGCACCGTCCTGGCCTCGCCCTGAAGCGACTGATCCAGCAACCAGGTCTTGACCGTGTTCCGGCGCAGGTCCGGGAGGGCCACACCCCGGTGGCTTAGCCACTCGCGGAGGCGGGCGACCTGGTTCGGCGTGGTGACCTGACCGTTGGTGACGCGGATCAGCTGCGCGGTCAGCCCGGCCTTCGCCTCTTCGGCCAGCACGCGCAGCCGAGCGACCAAGTTCAGGTCGATCGTCAAGCCGGTCTGGTTGATGTAGTGGTCGACCTCGAAGATGGCTCGTTCACGAAGGGACAGCTCAGGCAGCGCCCGGTCGAGCGCGCGTTCGGCTTGCACGTCGGTGACGCAGTAGTCGCAGAGACGCTTGAAGTGGTCGGGCGAAGTCTCGTGCCACCAGGTGATCGGATCGGTGGTGCGGGGCCGCGCCATGCGCAGCATCAGGTCACGCGCGCCGGTGTTCTTGGTGACGGCGATCTTCGCCGCCTTCCCCGCCATTTCTAACGAGCCGGGATAGCCGGCGACATAGGCACGCGCCATCGTGCATGACCACTGGACGAGCGGGATCGGCGGCCAACCCAGCGGCACTAGCTTCTGGTGATAGATGTTGAACTCGAAGAGGTAGTTGTGCGCGACCACCGTAGCTAGTTCATCGACGACCGCCGCTTTGAACTCCCACGGAACCAGGTCCATGTCCGTCCAGGTCTGCACCGGCCCGTCGTCGATCGCGTAGCACAGCACGGTGACGCGCGTGTCAGTGTGCTCGGCATAGGCGGTCGCGCCGGTCAGTCGCAAGTCGGCGGTGGACGAAGTCTCTAGGTCAAGAACCAAACGCACGTTTGCTCAACCAGCGAGCGTAGGCTTCGAGAGCCTTCATGAAGTTGGTCTGATCGCCGTAGACGACGCCACAACGCTCAAGGTCCGCTTTTGCCAGGGCCATCGCCCGGCCCATCAGTCGGATCAGCTCGGCGTCAGTCATCGCTGGCATCGCGTTCATCTCATCATCAGGTCGTCTAAATCAAATTTCTTTCCAAGACAGTCTTTGATACTAACCAACTCCTTCGTATTGTCGTATCTCAAAAACCGGCCGTCGTAGATGAGTGCGTATTTCGGCACCATAAGTCCGTGCCGGATGAAGGCTTCACCCTTGTCAGTGACCCGCCACCATCCGGCACGCCCACCATCAGGGCGCAACGCGTTCGCTTCTTCAATCAAACCCCAACAAACCAGCTTGCCTTCTTCGCGAGACCTGGTGGGAAGTTCCGGGATATAGCCAAACTGCAAGCAAAATCTGCGATACATGCGGATCAGCGATCGTGCCATGCCAGAGTTGATCTGACGCTTGTAGACTTTGGCGTGCTGCGAGCAGCAGGGGCACTTAGCGCCCCCGTTGTAAACCTGAACTCGCAGCCACGCTTTTGCGGCGGCAAGCGTATCGGGCATTCACACCCCCGCAAAAGCATCAGAACGGAGTGTCTGTGTCCTCCATTTCCTTCGACGTGTTGCCGTCCTCGTAGTCGTCGTACTCCTGCTTCGCCGGCCTGCGGCCATCGAGACGCGCACCATCGGTCCGGCAAATCTGCACCGAGTTCAGTCCGAAGCTGACACCCCGGTTGCCCGACATCTCATAGGCGAAGACGTTCACCGAGCAGCGCACCAGCTGCCCCGCCCACACATCACCCGGGACGGTGATATCGTTGCGGAACGCATCGACGACCTGCGGCTTCAGCTTCGACCACGGGCGGATAAACACCGCGTCCTTGTCCTCGTAGCCGGCATACTCCTGCTCCGAGGTTGGCAGGAACGGGTTGCGCAGCTTGCTGAAGAACGCCTTATCCTGGCTCTTGCCGGGACCCCACTTCGCGTCAATGCACTGCGCGACAGCACGACGCATCGCCTGGAAATTAGCTGTCTTCTGACCCTGCGCGTCGATGATCAGGTTCAGTCCGTACCTCGGCTCCCCGCCCTGTACCACCGGCCTGGGCGTGAACAGTGTCGGAAAGCTCATTATGCCCGTGGGCGTGATCAGGCTGGCCATAGGTGATAACTCCTTTGTCGTTGAAAGTCATGATGGTGCGGCCCTCGCGGACACAGCGGGGGCAGTTCGGTTCGGCGTAGCTCTCGCCGTGGGCGTCGCAGCGATAGCGCTGGGAGCGCATCTGTTCTGCCGCCATGCGTCGCGCGTCTTCTGCGGTCATCATGGCTCGTAATCCTCGAACGGTGCGCTTCCGTCGCGTTGCAGCTTGACCCCAGACGACACGCTCTCGACCATCGGAGCGATCCGCTCATCCCAGGTCTGGTTGTTGAGTTGCTTGCGGACCAGCTTCTCGATCTGTGCCGGGGACTTCAGGTCGTTCTTGTAGATGAAGTGGACGCCCAAACCATTCAGCATGGCCGCCGCCGCACCTTCCTCGACCCACCGCCGCGTGGGGCGTGTGGGGGCGAGCGACCAGTTCGGCACCCGCACCTGGCGTTGAAGCTGGTCCAGCGCGAACCCCTCCAGCGCCTCGCACCACGCCTTGGCGCGCTGCGCCACGTCCAGGAGCCGGCTCAACTCTTCCGGGTCATCGACCTTCACCCGGCTATCGTCGAACTCTAACTTGGCCATCCGGTTCGCCTCCGCCAACAACGCAGGACACACGAAAGCCACAGGACAAAAACGGCACCATGAACCGGGCACAAGCGGCGCGTCTGGGGCGGTGCAGGCTTCGACACCTGGGATCAGGGTCTCGTCCAACCACATCATCAGGTCGACGTAGTCCAGTGTCGCGCTACGCACCTTCGCCACACTACGCGCGTGCGGCTGCACGATGGTCAGCCTGATCTTCTCTGGCATCTTCGGCTGGAACCGCGCCACCGCACCAGCCGCGTAGTAGAGGCACTGGGCGTTGTCGTTCGGATCGACGATCACTCCACTGCCGTTCTTGTAGTCCACGATCTCCAGCACATGCCGGTTGCTCAAGATCGCGTCGGCCGTGCCGAACAGCTTCACGGGCAACGAACGCGGCGGGAAGTAGCTGTCCAACTCGACCCGGGTTTCGAAAAGCATCGTGTCGTACACCGACGACACGGAAGCGACGTAGTCCACCATGGTGTTGACGCCGTCGACCATATCCTCGTCCACGACGATCTCATGGCCTTCAATCGAGTAGCTGTCGCCGATGTAGGAGGGCTCCATGCGCTGGTGCTTGCGCAAGCAGCCCTCGACGAACGAGTGCGCCAGAGTCCCCGTGGCGGCATAGACGCTGGTGTGCGATGACGGCGCCGTCTGGCTCAGTCGGAAAGAGCCAGGGCACTTGAGCCACCTTGCGGCGGAGGAAGCGCCCAGCAAAGAGTGGGCCGGTTGGGTGTCCGCCTTCATCAGCTCACCATCCACAGCACGAGTTTGACCACGAACACCCAAAAGAAAGCGCCGCCCAGCACCAGGAAGAACCAGGGCGATGGCGCGATCATCAGATGTGCATCCCGTGCTTCTCCATCAGCGCGGCCACATCCTTGTAAAACTCGAACGCCCGTTCCGGCGCTATTTCATCAAATTTTGTGACCTCATACTTCTTACGCAGCGCGTAGACACCGTCCTTGTGGCCTACGTTGAACAGCAGCCGCACACCGCCCATCGCATAGCCTTGCGCTTCCTGAGGCGTCAGGCTGGCGCCGTTCAGGCCCAGCTCGCCGGCTTCATCCTCGGATGCGTCGTCGCCGGCAACGTCGGTGACCTCGGGCGGGGGCTCTGGCGCGGGTGCCGCCGCCGCCTGAGGGGGGACGGGCATGTCCGTACCGTTCGTGACCTTGCGCGGCCGGCCTCTTCCACGCGGTAGGTCACCCCTCGCCGGCGGAACCTGCTTGGTAGCATCACCGTTTCCCTGGTCCTCCATGACAACGCTGACTTCAGCTCCCCGGTCCCGCGCTTCGGCGGCACAAGCGGCAAGGGCCTTGAACAGTGTGACGTCAACCTGCTCGTCGCTGTTCCACTTCACGCGATAAATCAGTTCCGTTTCCGGCATCGTCGTCGGCTCCTGTTGTGTGAAACAAAGTCTGCGTATGCACGGCCTTGCGACGCATCACCTGGATGATGCGTTCGTCCAAGGTGGAAGGCAGGTATAGGTAATGCGCTAGAACATGGTCTTTCTGCCCGAGCCGATGAGCGCGGTCGATCGCCTGGCGGTTCTCGCCAGGGACCCACGATGGTTCGAAGATGATCACCTCGTTGGCGGCAGTCAGCGTGATGGCGGTCCCCGCCGCAAGCATCTGCCCGACAAACACACGACACGCGGGCCTGCGCTGGAAGCGGTCAACCAACACGGCACGTTCAGTAGGATGGGTGCGCCCGGTAATGAGCACGGGTTGGAACTCGCCCAGTATCTGGTACAGCCGCTCCAACGCGCGCACATGCCAACCGAAGACCAGCACCTTGTCCGCGCCGCAGGCCAGTCGCTCGGCAACCCACTCCGCCGTCCCTGGCAGCTTCTGCTCGCCCAGCGCACGGCGCAGCGTGGAGATCGGCTCGCGCTCATCAGGATCGACGCTCGGGGCGCGGTGCATCGCCCGCCAGAGCGCATCATCGTCAGAGGCATAGAGGGCGCGCTCCATCGCGCGCACTTCGAACGGCAAATGCTCGATCACGTCAGAGGACGCCAGCGCCAGCGGGATGTCCTGCTCGGTCACAGGCGGCAGCTCGGGCAACGCTTCCAACTTGCTGATACGCCGCACGTAGGGTCCAAGGCGGTCACGCACCAGCTTGCGCCCGACAGCGGTCGACCCGGTGACCTGGCGCCCAAACTTGCCGTCCCGGAAGGTGCAGACCCGCTCGACGAACTCGTCCTCGCTCATCGGCCGGTCACCGGTGGCCAGGGAGTGGAGAGTCTGCGGCCAGAGCGCCCGCATATGATGGTACATTTCGCCCACATGATTAGGTGTGGGGGTCCCGGTCATGATCAGGACGTGTTCGGCGCTCGCCTGAAGTCCCTCGTTGCTGCCCTTACGCCCGTAGATCGCCTTGGTGCGCTGCGAGAGGTTCTTCAAATAGTGACCTTCATCAAGAATGAGCAGGTCCCACGCCAGCACCGACAGGTAGCGCGCCCACGGACTGTCCTTCGGCGAGAGAGCGTCATAGGAGACGAGTACGATGACGTCTTCGCCGGCCAAGGCCGCCTGCGCGGGGTATTTGCCGGGCTCGACGATGACGATCCGGTCGCGCCACTCGGGGTACCACGTCAGTATCTGCTGAAACCACACACGCCGTGCGCCGGCGGGGCTGACGATGCAGATGCGGCGCCAACGCATCACTTCGATCACGGAAAGGGCCTGAAGCGACTTCCCAAGCCCCGGGTCATCGAACAAACCTAACGCCCGCAGTGCTTTGAAGTTCCTGGATATCCATCGTGCGCCCCCAGCCTGGAGAGGACGCAGACGCGTGAAATCACCTCCCACCGTGCTGGGCACAACACTCCCCCATACTTGTTTAATCGGAAGGGTCGGCGCCGGATTGATCGTGTAATCCGGCTGGTCGGCTAATTTGTCGGTAGTTAGGTGTCCTAGTCAAGCGGTTCGGCGGGTGTTGCGGCGCAAAAAGTACGGAACCGGACGATCAAGACACAACGACTGACACAGGACGAACCGACGGTATTCTGGACGTTACAGCGGATACCGAGCCCCAAAGGTAGCGATTAGAGCCGCCTCAGCCCGCCCGTCATCACGAACTCGTGAAAACATACTCACGCTCTGTGGGTAAAGACGGCCGGCCAACACACGACTCTGCGCCTTATCGCTCCCCAAACGAAACTCACGCTTCCACTCATTAGGCGTTACGAACAACATCGGTAACGCGACGGCGCCGATTATTCCGCGCACGATGCCGTAGGCAACACCAAAATTGAAGGAGGACGTCACACCCTGTTTGGGCATGGCGTGTACCCGCTCGACCCAGGCGATGTCGGGTGTCATCGCCCGGATCAGCTGAGCGAGGTGGCTCTCGCTGATCTCACTGGTTTTCCTGGCGCCCGACTTTTGCACAACGATGATCGGCAGGTCCGCGACCACCAGCTCGCCGGTGACGGTGTCCAGAAGCGCGATCGCCCCGGTGGCGCCAGGGTCCACCCCCAACACCCGTGTCACGATGTTGTGTCTTCGGTGTCTGCCACAAACTCTTCATCATCCCAAAAACAGGCAGAAAGACTGACGTTTTCGCGGTGCAGCACATAAATAAGCGACGGCAGCCACTGGCACGAGACGCGGTTGCGCTGTTTCCACATCTGCACAGCCGCGTATTGTAGCGAGTGCCCCGGCAAGTGACGGTCGCACAGCGCGACGATGCCCTTCGGGCCACCGAGGCGCTGAAACACGTAGCCAACATCTAGTTGTATCAATGGTTTATCTCCGACGGAGGTAACCGCCAGACACAACACACCACAAACCGCCACAGACCTCCCACTAATCAACGGTTGTGCCGTGCGGTTGGGCAAATCTTCGATAGAGAGTGAAAAAAGCAACAGGGTTGTGGAGATTTAATCGAGTTATCCACAACAAGCGTGTTGTGTGCGAGGCGTCAACGATGTTATATGAAGGCGCTGGACACAACAACCCACACCGATGTTGTCTCAGCCCCTGAACCCTTGCTCGTCAAGAAACCATTACAAAACGTCCACCTAATCAACCCAAGGATACCCGAGCTATGCAAAGTCGTCGCGCGACCGTCAACAAAATGTCCAACCGAGCCAGCAAGGCGCTTCCTAAGCCCCGTGCAGGGGCGGCGCCACCAGGGAGTAGCGAGCGCCCGCTGCCCCGAGTGGTCACGACAGGTGGGGGCGCTGCCGTCATCCGGCCCGAGTACCAAGACTTCGCCCGCAAGCTGCGTGAAGCGATGGCCGCCCAGCAGCTGTCGGCGTCCGACGTGGCCCGAGCGATATGGGGCAGCGTCCCTGACCCACGCGGCTACGAGGTAGCCCGCAACAGGGACCGGATCGGGGCCTACCTGGCCGGCACAGGCTACCCGTCCAAGGAGACCATGCCCAAGCTGTGTGAGGCGGTCGGCCTGTCCCCGGACGAGCTGCCCCCGCCCACGCGGTCGACGGCCGCCAGGGAGCCCGCTGGGCCGGCGGACCTGACCTTCTCGCTGCTGCCGGATCACCCGGAGATTTGCAGCCTCTACATCCGCAAGCTGTTGCCGATCTCGGTCGGCTTGCAGATTTTGGAGTTAGTCAACAAGGCCACCGTCGACGAACCCAAGTGAGGTGAAGCTGCTGACACAAGAAGAAGTCGCGAAGCTGCTTCGATGCAGCGTGAAGAAGGTCGGGCGTTTGCGGGCCGCAGGCGCGTTCCCTTGGATACCCGGCCGACCTGTATTAGTACCTGAGGACACCTTTACCCTATGGCTTACCAAGCTCTCCACTACGACACAGGCAAGGGCGCAACTCCTGCGCTCGACGCCATCGTCAAAACCAGCCGCCTTCGGCAAAACGCGCAAGGCTTCTGGCAAATCCACTACAGCGAACCGGCGGAAGACGGTCGCTGGCGATCCAAAACTTTTAGCACGCGCACTCAGGACTTCCCTGCGGCTCAAGCGGCGCTCACCGACTGGCTGACCCAGGCACAGCAACAGAAGGTCACCGCTCTTGGACCACAAAAGCATACGATCGGCTCACTCATTGATCTGTATCTGGAGGCAGTAGACCCGCGTCGCAACAAAGCGGCGACATACACACTTCGAACGGTGCGCCAAATCCTGGGAAATCTGGAACCGCGCGAGCTGGACCAGCAGGTCATCAGAAACTACATCAGCGTCCGGGTGAACCAGCGCGACGGCGGCGGCGTAAAAGACGGCACACTGCGACGCGAGCTGAGCGCCATGCTTACCGCGATCAATCACGCGATTGACCAGCGGATCATCAGCAGCCTTGACGGTCCCGCGAAGCTGAAGCTGCCAGCCAACAGCCCGCCGCGCCTGCGCTATCTCAGTCATGACGAGGAACCGAAGTTCTGGGCGACGGCACAAGCCAAAGGGGGCCAGATCGCCCTGTTCGTGGCGCTCGGCCTGGACACCGCCGCCCGACGCGGTGCGATCCTTGGATTGACCTGGGATCGGGTCGACCTGCGCACCCGGCTGATCGACTATCGAGACCCCAAGATTAAAGCATCGAAGAAGCGTCGAGTTGTAGTGCCGATCGGCGATCGCTTAATGCCGGTGCTAGAGAAAACGCTTGAAGAGACCGGTGGGCACGGCCCGCTGTTCAACAGCAAGCTGCGCGCGGCTTATCACAACTTCACCAGGCAGCTAGAGATGGAGTGGGTGACCCCGCACGTCATGCGCCATACCTGGGCCTCGCTAGCCGCGATCGACGGCGTACCGCTGTATCATATTGCGAAGATGCTGGGAGACACGATAGCGACGGTCGAGAAGACTTACGCACATCTTGCACCCGATCATCTGCATGATATCGTCAACCGTCCACGTCCGACGAAGTGAGAGGAAAGGAGCGTGACAAATGCCGGGCCTTCTCGATCCTGACTACGACCTTGACCTGATATCGACGGTCAACACGGATAGGTCTGTCAACGGCTTTTCAATCTTGATGCTGGAGCAGCTGTCAAAGCTGGGCGTCCCCGAGAAGTCCCTAACTTCGCCCTTCAACTGGCTCACGCTGCCGCCGCCGCTCACGCCCGAGGAAGAGTTGGCGAACCTCTATGACGAAGAAGACCGGCTGAAGCAGCGGATCAAAAATTTGTCTTTGCGATACGACACGGTGCTAGACCAGATCGTCGAACATGAACAGGCACGCGAGCCGAAGGTTGTTTGCATGTTGTGCAAGCAAACTGTGAGAGACTGATGCACTGGATGATCTGGCTGGCGCTGGTGAGCGCCTGGGCCAACATCGGGATATGTTGACCCGCAGCTACATCCTCGACGAGCACGGCGAGCCGGTGCCATGCGAGGACCTGGAAACCTTGGGCGCGTGGTGGGCGAACAACCCGAACCGGCATGTGGCGCGCGATGAGTTGCCCGGTGACGTGCTGGTGTCCACGGTGTTCCTCGCGCTGAACTATGAGTGGCGGGAGGGAGCACCCCCCGTGCTGTGGGAGACGATGGTGTTCGGCGGGCCACTGGATGGTGAGCAGGAGCGGTATGTCTCACGCGCGGACGCGGTGGCGGGGCACGCGCGGTGGCTGGCGAAGGTGAAGGCGCGGTAGTCGCCGTTATCGAGCGTAGTGCAATTAAGTTGAGGGGGAAGGCCGATGGCCGAGTTCAAGCCCACCATCTGCATCGACTTCGACGGGGTGGTCCACAGTTACGAGAAGGGCTGGCAGGACGGCTCGATCTACGGTGAGGTCACGCGAGGGTTCTTCAAGTGGGCAGCGGAAGCGCAGAAGCGCTTCAAGCTGGTCATCTACAGCTCACGCTCCGCGACCGAGGAAGGGCGTCTGGCGATGGGGAGTTGGCTAGCAAACCAGATGCGGCAGTGGAGCGGAGAACCAGTCGAGTTGACCATGGCGGCTGAGAAGCCTGCCGCGTGGCTGACCATCGACGATCGGTGCGTCCGGTTCGACGGAAGCTGGGACGACCCCTTGCTTGAACCGGCCACGATGCGTGCTTTCAGACCGTGGAACACCTCCCACCAGTCGAACACGGGCGCGTGAGGCGCGATAAGCCGGACTTATCGCGCTTTAACGAAAACCGGCGAGTGCGCTTACGCGCGCTCGCCGGTTTCCGTTTGGGACCACCCTAAGGTCACCGACAGTGGCCAGGGCACCACCCCTGACCATGCCAAGTGCGCAATATGGCGCCTCTGATAGTACAACGCAACATCTAGCGTATTGACCAATCTGTGACAGCCGGCGCAGGCTCCGCGCCCGCCGTTGTGTCCTGTGTTGTTAGACACAACACCACCCGCACCGATAGGAGCCAATGCGAAATGAGTTCGCAGAGTGGCAACGCCCAGGCTTTGCCTACAACCAACCAAGATTTCTTAAAGGCGATCTTCGGCAACTCGTGGTATCTGTGCCATGTCACGGGCTTCGCCGGGGACCCGCAGGACCCCGGCTTGCCGCGCTCAGTCTGGGAGGGTGGTGGCGCCGGGAGCTGGGTGCTCAGTCCGCAGGAGAACAACTACTTCTCGGTGTCCCTGTTCACCGGCCGACGTGATCAGAAATATTTTGAGCAGCTTGTTGTGTTGGCAGTCGATGACGTTGGACCGAAGGTCTCGGTGGACAAGCTGAACGCCCTCCCCGTCCGGCCGAGCTTCCGCATTGAGACCTCGCCCGGCAACGAGCAGTGGGGGTATGCCTTTGAAACCCCGATCACCGTACTCCCTGTGGCCACGGCACTGATCGACGCGATGGCGAAGTACGTCGGGATCAACGACGCGCGCGGGGTGACCCGCTACCTTCGCCTTCCCGTCGGCACCAATGGCAAGCCCGCCGCGCAAGGCTGGCACTGTCGCTTGCTGGAGCTGGGCGACAAGGTCTCGCCCGAGGGGCAGATGGCGCTCGGGCTGGTGCTGAGTGTGGCGCTCACGGCGTCCGAGGACAATCCTTCGCCCAACGTGGTTCCAGGCCCCGGGGCGACTCGACGGTCCTATGACGACCTGGTCGAGCACGATCGGTGGTTCAGGGCCATGCGCAAGCTGGACCTGGTGCTCGGTGGGCCGCGCAACTCGGCGATGGGCCGCTGCTACGACATCGTATGCCCCTGGGTGGATGAGCACACCGGGCGAGCGGACAGTGGCACGGCCTACGTGCCTGTCGTAGGGCGCTTCGAGTGCCACCACGGGCATTGTGCCGACCGCACGGGGGCTGACCTGCCGGCCAGGCTGGACGCGCTGCTGAAGGACCAGAGCGGCTGGACGTGGCGACTGGTGGACGAGGAGTTCGACGAGCTGCCGGACGAGGGAGCGCGGATGCGAGCCTCGCCCCCTTTGCCCCCGGCTGATCCCTGGTGGGAAGAGTGGCAGCGGACAGCCAGGGGCGTACCCGCGTCGAACCTGGAAAACGTACTGATAGCGCTACGTCGAGCACCTGAGTTCGTGGGCCTGTTCAGCTTTGACGCGTTCAGCCTGCGCGGGACCCTGTGCCGCGAGCTGCCGGACGCCAAGCAGGGCGCGGCGCCAGTGCCGCGCGAGTGGCGGGACGTGGACACCGTCATCCTTCAGTCCTGGCTGCAACGCCAGGGCCTGCGCTCTGTGGCCCGTTCGACGGTAGACGAGGCGGTTGGTGTGTTGATGGCAGAGAACGCCCACCACCCCCTGCGAGAGTGGCTGGAAGGCCTGACCTGGGACGGCACCGCCCGCCTGGACAGCTGGCTCTCGACCTATGTCGGCACGCCTCAGGACGCCTATCACAGCCACACCGGGGCCTGGTTCCTCATGGGCATGTGCCGACGTGTGGCTGAGCCCGGGTGCCGCATGGATTACATGCTGATCCTCGAAGGCCCCCAGGGCATCGGCAAGTCGACCATGCTGCGCACGCTCGCCGGCGAGGATGCCTGGTTCTCCGACAACCTGCCGGACATCGCCACCAAGGAAGCCTCAGAGCACATGGCCGGGCGCTGGTTGGTCGAAGTGGCCGAGCTGGACCGGTTCAACCGGGCCGAGTCTGGCGCCATGAAGGCCTTCGTCTCGCGCGCTACGGACCGGCACCGGCTGCCGTTCGCCCGGCGCACGGCAGACTTCCCCCGCCAGGGGGTGCTGGCCGGGACGGTCAACCATGGCTCGTATTTCAAGGACGAGACCGGTAACCGGCGCTACTGGCCGGTAGTCGCGGGCGCGATCGACCTCGTTGGCTTGGCCACCGCCCGCGCGCAGCTCTTCGCCGAGGCCTGGGATCGGGCGATCAGATGCAATGAGCCGTACTGGCCGGACCCGATGTTCGAAGGGCTCTTCCTCCAGCCAGCGCAGGACGCGCGACTCGAAGCGGACCTTTGGGAACCGACGGTCCTGGAGTTCCTCGAAGGCAAAGATCGCGTGCTGATTGGGGATGTCGTTGTGGCCTGTACGGGCGGGAGCGCCGAGCAGATGTCGACGAGGAACAGAAATAGGGTCACGGATATAATGGGCTCGCTTAAATGGCGACGCGGACTCAAGGGACCCAACAACGAACGCTTTTGGTACCCTAATGGAACAAAACATTAAAAGTGCGTTCGGTGAGTTCGTATATGCGTTCGGTGTTAACCCTTTGATATATATATATAACTGACTCACTGAACTCACTGAACTCACTTTATAGACATATATAGAGATCAGGTAGGTTGTAGAAGGTATTTTTCAATTACAACCCAGTGTCACCTATAGACATTAGGAACCATGGTGCGTTCGCGTTCGGTGCGTTCGGACATAACAAAAAGGCTGGTATGTTATGTCCGCCTGGCGGCGGTGAAATGGCTGGTATGACGAAGGTTCGAGGGGGTCAAAGCGGCTGGTATGGCGAAGGGGGCAACGCCCTAGTCGACCGGGCGGAACAGGGCTCGGAGCCAGCGACCTAGCCGGCCTGTCCAGCCGGCCCATGCGGCTATGGCGGCAGCGATGATGGCTAGCGCCAGGTTACGATCGCCGTCGCCGTAGGGCAGGAAGGCATCAGCCAGCCAGCTGGCCAGCAGCAAGGCGCAGACGGCGGCAGCAAGGGCTGTGAGCACACGCCCGGTGATTTTGCGCATGGTATGGGGGCCTTTGGGTGGTTGCTAGGGGTTGGGGATGCGGAAAGGGCCAGAAGGCGCGTAGCGTGCCTTCTAGCCCCGGGAAACGTGTGGTATTGGGTTACCTATTGCGGGCGATCAACCTGGACGTGGAGCGGCTGGCGCAACTCGACTACGATCGGCTGCGGCCCAGATCGCCAGTTCGTGAGGGCGATCACGGCAGCTGTCATGAGCGCTGTGGCGCCTAGGAACGCTGCTAGGGCCTTCCAAGGTTCCCAGTATGCCGCGCGGCGGGCTGCGTCGATCTGGGCGTTCAGCAACGCCCATGCCGCGCGGTCGCGTTCCTCCGGGGTGGGATTGGTGGCGCTCATGTGTCGGCTCTCTGGTGTGAGGGTGGTCAGTGGGCGATCGTATCAGTTTTCGGTCGGTATGTCGAAAAGGGCGGGGGCCGGCGCACGGTTGGCCTGGGCTCGCCGTTGGCGCCTGCTAGGAACAGTCGTCGGTTGCCTTCGGTCATGATGTCGCTGGCCATTTCCAGGGCGTGTGCGTAGCCATAGCGGGCGACGGCACTACGCCCCATGCGCCACCAAGTGACGCTGTCAGCCTGTCGTGTGGTTTTCATGGCGTGGCTTCCCATGTGCAAAAATCGGTCCACGTACGCCCGAGCGCGTCGCGGCTGACGGTGGCAACGCGAGTCTCATATCGGCCATCGATCAGGCGCCGTAGGTCAACCGGTACGCCCGGTCGCTGGCCCAGTATGCGGCGCGCGTAGCGCTCCGCCGCTGTAAAGTTGCTGAACTCTTTTGCGACGCGCGTATGCGACATGCGCCAATCGCCGTTGCGACCGTCTAGCGCGCGGCGATTGTGCGGCAGACCGTCCCAGTACTGGGGACGGTCCTGTTCCGCTTCATAGGTAATGGTTTGTGCGGGCATAGCCTAGACTCTCTTGACTAGCCGCAGGATGCGGGCGCGGCTTGCTGGTGTGATATGGTCTGGGATATGGAGCGAGCGCGACTCTTGTGCGCCCGTCTCATACTCCATTCCGTTGTAAACTGTGATCCATCGAAAATCGCGGCCGCTTTCGCTGGTATCAACACCCGTGACTCCGTCAACGCGATTTGTGCGCGTTGAAACCAGCGTGTCGATTGCGTCGCGCAATGTCATGTTGCAATCGATGAAACCGCTTTCCTCGCAATCGCCATATTCCGCACTTTCTGGAGTGACGATATCATAGGTGACGTTAAACGTTGCCATTATAGGGGGTTCCTCTCGAGTATGTCCTGTGCCCGGGCAAATGTTCCACAGGCTCGCTTGTGGGCTTTCATGGCGTGATCGTACTGGGCGCGGGCAATGCGGTTGCCGATTTCGGCAACCTCTGGCTTGAGTAAGCCTGCGTCGACGCGGGAATAATTGCGCGCGATCACGGCAGCGGCATCGCTAGCGATGCGGGCGAAATGGGACATGCTGTCCAGTGCATTGGCACTGCGACGCGTCGCGCGGATGATTGCTACTAGGTCGGTCATTAGCTTACCCCCCGCGCGATCGCTGCAGCGGCTGTCCGGTATGTTCCGTGTGCGGGAAAGCCCACAATGGTCGGGCGATTGATGCGAGCGCACAAAAGACACGCTTTGGTGTCAATCGAGCCTTTGCCCACACCTAGGCTGACCTTGCCCCCGCCGCATGAGATATCATCGCGGTATGTCGCGGGGCATGTCACGACGCGCCGTCCCTCTGGCGTGAGGCAATCAGCCTTTGCACCGTCTTTCGCGTCTAGCACGACCACGACGGGTCCAATGGCCAGACTCGCCAACTCATCCGCTTTCGCCAGCGTATCGGCGGACAGATTGATGGTAAAGCCGGCAGCATTAGCGCTCGCGACAGCGGCACGGTTCTTCGCTGACGTCATGGGCTTGTGGGTATAGGTCCAACCCATTTTGCCCTTGTTCGCAGTGACCAGCGCGTCAAGCTTCGCCGTGTCGATCGCGCCGTTCACTCCCGGCAAATCACCGGCTTGATTGTGGCGCCAAGCCTGGCCTAGCGGAAGCGCTGCAATGCTCTTGACGAAAGCGGACCATTTTCCGCCAGCATTGCCTTCTGTTACTTTCTGCCAATGCAGATTTAACGGGCCGGATGCGGCGTAACAGCCTTTGCTTTTGAGCGGACACGCGTCTGGGCAAGTATCCGCCGATGTCGTGCTAACGGGGATCTTACCGACCTTGCCGTTACGCGATTTGAGCGTGAGATGTACACGCATGGTGGTTTGTCCAATCTGTCGGTTTGGTGTAGGGTGACAGGACACAACATAAGGACCGATCCGTTGTCTGTCAATGTCAATCTGCCGAAAAAACGTCCCTATAATAATACAGCAAAACGGGCTGGCGGATGGCGCGGTTCACCTAACTCAATTGCCGCTTTGTTAGCTAATCAGGTTTTATTGGCAGATCAGCGCAAATGCCGGCATTGCAAACGTACTGCGCTAAGGGAGCGTGATGTTTGCCGCCGTCATGCGGGCCGGACCGTATTGCCTGCGACGGAGGGGCGTGCGGAGCGGCGGGTATTGCAAGGAATGGAACGGCTCGGATTGCTGCCGGCGGACTTGCTGCTATCGCCAGCGTGGCGCGCGCTTGGCACGTTGCCAACATCGCGGCGATCGCCGATCAGGTTGCGGCTCGTGCTCGCATGGTCGGAACGGGAGCGTCAGCCTCTTGTGTGGGCGTTAGCCTGGCGAGTCGCGCTAGCGGCGGCGGCTAATGCTCCGCCAGATGAGGGGAGGCGGATGGTATGGCGCGCGGCGTGAAGACAAGGGAAGACACAACAAATCGGACAAGATATGCCAACAATCCGGCTCAGGCGTTGCGTGCTATTCTAGCTTCGAAAGACGCTCCAGCTGCGGCCAAGGCGACCGCCGCGCGCACCCTAGCAGAGATAGAAGGGCAGATAGGCAAGCATCAGCAAGCTCCGACCGACAGGCTAGCAGAACAGAGGGTGTCCCTCCTCACTAGATCAGAGCTTGAACGCGAGCTTGCCCGCCTTCGAAGCACTATGGCCACGCCCTAACCCCTTGTTATCATAGGCTCTTGCATCCCCACGGGATGGAGACGCTGGCCCTCGCCAGCGGCCGCCGCCGGCCGACCGCCACCCCCCGGGGGCCGCGACCGGGCGCGGTTTCCTTATGATGGACAGAGTAGCCGCGTGCGATTTTTCCCATATTTTGTTGCATTTTCCGAGTAATCCACCCCCAGATTTTGCCATCTGTCGATGCGGGATCGTATCGAGCGGAGGGAGCAAAGCGCCGAGCCGGACTTATCGGCTTCCCCTAAGAGTTGTGCTTGTGTAGGGTGGCACGACACAAGGGGGAAGCGATGGCGCTCGACTCGCTCGATCCACTGACCGCGCCCATGCCCGCGCCCCCGGTGCGGCAGTTCTCGTTCACTGACTTTCAGACGAACAACCCCACAGCCCCGCCGCCGGGGGACCGTCTAGATGCGGAGTTCGATCGAGCGAACAACGCGATCGACGGGACCATCGCTTGGGCCAACGTGTCGCTCAACACCGATGGTACTCTAAGAGATGCGATCGTCGGTGAGAGCAACCTTCAACCTGGCCTCTTCGACAACATCGCGAGTGACGCGACCGCTGAAGTCCAGCCCCTCGTTGACCAGGCGGCGGCGTACTCGGCAAGCGCCGGAAGTTCGTCCGTTTCGGCTTCGTCGAGTGCTGCGAGCGCTGCGTCGCAGGCAGTAATATCCCAGGGCGCGGCGGGTCGGGCAAATAACGCGCAAGTCGCGGCCGAAGCCGCGCGCGACGCTTCCCAGGGGTACGCGGACGACGCTCAGGACGCTGCCACGGGGGCGGCGAACTCGGACAACGATGCCACCGGCGCGGCGGCTTTGGCCCAGG